TCAGTGCTTGAGGATCTTGGACAGGAAGTCCTTGGCGCGGTCGCTCGACGGGGACGTGAAGAAGTCCTCCGGAACGCGGTCCTCGACGACGCAGCCGTCGGCCATGAACACGACCCGGTTGGCGGCGGACCGGGCGAAGCCCATCTCATGGGTGACGACGATCATCGTCATCCCGTCCCGGGCCAGTTGCCGCATGACCTCCAGGACCTCGTTGATCATCTCCGGGTCGAGCGCCGAGGTGGGCTCGTCGAACAGGAGCGCCTTGGGGTCCATGGCCAGGGCGCGGGCGATGGCCACGCGCTGCTGCTGACCGCCGGAGAGCTGGGCGGGGAACTTGTCGGCGTGCGCGGCCAGTCCGACCCGCTCCAGCAGTTCCCGGGAGCGCCGGTCCGCCGCGTCCTTCTTGCGCTTGCGGACCTTGACCTGCGCCAGCGAGACGTTGTCCAGCACGGTCTTGTGCGCGAAGAGGTTGAACGACTGGAAGACCATGCCGACTTCGGCGCGCAGCTGGGCCAGGCCCTTGCCCTCGGCGGGCAGGGGCCGACCGTCGATGACGATGCTTCCGGACTCGACCGTCTCCAGCCGGTTGATCGCCCGGCACAGGGTGGATTTCCCGGAGCCGGAGGGGCCGATGACCACCACCACCTCCCCGCGGCCGACGGTGAGATTGATGTCCTGAAGTACGTGCAACTCCCCGAAGTGTTTGTTGACGTCCCTCAGTTCGATCAACGGATCGACGGCCATGCGCTGCCCTACCCACTTGTCGCTGTGTCGAGGTCAGCGCAAACTATCCATCGCGAAAAGGGACTTCGCACCCGACACGCGTATATGGCGCATAAGGCTGTTTATCTCTCTTGGTGATGAACTCCGTGGCCGCTTCCCGCTGCGGGAGGTCAGTTCTCGGCCGACTCCGCGTAGATCTGGGAGAGCTCGGGGCTGCCGGACACGGCCCAGTCCAGCCCGGCCGCGACGACGTCGATCTCCCGGCCGGACTCCAGCCGCACCACGGGCTGCCCGCTCGGCCACACGTCCCACGCGGCGCCGGGGACGGTCCGCACGATCACCGTGCCCAGGTAGAGCCCGGCGTCGTTGCCGAGCCAAGGAAGCTCCTCGGCGTCCTCGCGCCAGCGCGGCGGCAACTGGTCCAGGGAGTCCAACGAGGCGACGCTGTCATCGAGTTCGAGCCCTTGCTGCCCCGCCCGGACACGCAGCAGCTCGCACTCGGCGAGCAGCTCGGCCACCCCGTCGGGGTCGGCCTCGACCGCGGCGGCGAGCGCGGCTCCCTGCGTACCACCCTGGCGCTTACGCCAGTTGTCCAAGAAAGGGATGTTCAACCCTCCACCTCTTCCGATTGCGTAATGGCTGGCGACGAGGCGCCCCTTGGGTTTCACCCTGCTGGGGCCTCACCATTGTTCAGCCCTAGTTAGCTCCAGTTTGCCCATGCTCACCATGATCATCTCCCAGGTGTCTCCCACTTCCCCCACGGCGGAAGTGGCAGCAACTCGCGCACGGGGTCGCAGCATCGGTTCACCATGACATAGAACCGACCCCGGATCGCTGCACCTTGGGGGGTGTGGACTGACGATCCGGGGTCGGCGATGTGCCCAACGGTCGCGGTCGCGGCTCGCTGGTAGCTCAAACGGGAACACGAGTTCGATTAAAGCCGCCCACTCTACCGCTGAGTGGAACTGCAGGCAGCGAGTCCGGCTACCCGTCGGGCGAGCAAGATCAAATAATGCCGCAAAACTGCTGCGGACATAAGATGATCTTCGGCGGAGCGTGGCTCCCGTGCCCCCCACAGATGACCAATGGATCCTCGATGCCCGACGAGCGATCGGCGATCAGGTTCGCGTGCGGCGCATACACCTCGACATGACCCAGGAACGTCTCGCCGAAGCGGCCGGCATAGACCGCAGCACAATCCAGCGGATCGAGTACGGGGAAGAGTCGAAGATCAGCCACCTGCTGAAGATCTCGCGTGCGCTTCGAGTGCATGTGCGGGACCTCCTCAACTGATCGGCGAGCTACTGACCAGAGGGTCAGCAGCGTATCGAGCCTTGCTCACTTTTGACTGAAAAACTAGTGCCTGACGGCAACTCATGACCTAACCGTCCGTCAGGGTCACCGCGCGTATAACTCCAGGCCAGGAGCAAGGCGGGCCTTACCTTTTGTGATGCCGGAGTGCAGCCCGGAGCGGCGAGCTCTTGGCCGGATACGGGCGGCACACCGGATCCCCGACTCGATGCGCCCACTCGTCAGGGCGGGCCCCGGACATGGAGTCCGAACGGTCGAGCCGGACCGCCGCAGCCTGGTCGAGGGGCTGGTCGCAGCGGGCGCAGATCACGTCGTCTCCCGCTGCTCGCAGGCAGCTGGGTCCGGGCACTGCCGCGGGAACCAGCTGTACGCCGCCCCGTCGGCCGGCCGGACCCGCTGTTCCCCGAGGTCGACGCCGAGGCCGATGCCGAGCCCGGCCTGGCACCAGACGCATGCCCAGCCGCGCTGCTGTGCCTCGGTCAGGGTGGTGATGGGTGGTAAGGCTCTGGTGCTCACGGCTGCCCCTTGGTGTTGACGACCTGCTGTGTTTGCACGGTAGGTCGCGGTACAACAGGGGGATGCACGCACTTTGCGTGCCTTACTCGGGGGCATCACATGGACACTGGTCGCATCGGCCGCCGGATCGCGTACTGGCGTGACCGGCGGGGCTTCACCCAGACCGACTTCGGCAGGCTCATGGGGCAGACCCGCCGGTGGGTGCAGGATCTCGAGGGCGGGCAGCGGCAGCAGGACCCGCGCCTGTCTGTCCTCGTCCGGGCGGCGGAGGCACTGCGGATCCCCTTGGAGCAGCTCTTGACCGACTCCACACCGGAGGAGGATGCGGCCACCCGCCCGCCAGCCGAGGCTGCCGCGGTTATCGACGTCCTCTACCGGGATGTTGGTGAGGTTCCGGCGCTGCCCGTCGATGTTCTTCGCCGTCGGCTCACCTACTGCTGTGAGGCGTTCCAGGCGTGCCACTACGGTGCGCTCGGCCGCGACCTTCCGGACCTGATCGTCGGTGCCAGCCGGGCTGCCGGTGCGGCGGAGGTGGGCGCGCAGGAGGTCCACGTCCTGAACTCCCGGGTGTTGCAGCTCGCCGCGTCGTTCCTCCACAAGTACGGGCAGCCTGCCGCGGCGCCGGCTGCGGTGGTGGCGGACCGGGCGTTGGCGGCGGCTGAGCGTGCGGGGGATCCGGTGGCGATCGGGGCGGCGTCCCGCCGGGTCGCGAAGTCCCTGTCGAACCAGCGTCAGCCTGCTGCTGCGGTGGAGTTCGCCATAGGGTCCGCGCGTCGTCTCCACGCCGATCTGACGGCGGCCGGGCCGCTCGGCTTGTCGACGCTGGGCATGCTGTATCTGTCGGCGGCGATCTCGGCGTCATCGATGGGGCGGACCCCGGATCGTGTGCGGGACGCTGTGGAGCACGTCGACCAGGCGCAGGAGGTTGCCGGACAGCAGGGTGCAGACCTCAACGCGGACTGGACGAACTTCGGGCCGACGAACGTCACCCTCCACCGGGTGGATGTGTTGGCCCGGTTCGAGGACGGCTGGTCGGCCCTCGAAGCCGCCGACGACCTGGACAGTGGTGCGGTGCAGGGCCTCAAGGCGGAACGGCAGGCCGGGCACCTGATTACGATGGCACGCGCTCAGCTCTTGACACGGCGGAAGGAAGACGCAGCCAAGTCGCTCGCCAAGGCGGCCCGGTTGGCGCCGGAGGAGTTCAAGGGCAGGCCAGCCACGGTGAACCTGGTGAAGGACGTGCTCGGGGCAACCGCCAAACCAGGCGGGGAGTTGCGTGCACTGGCCGCACGCTGTGGACTCCAGGCATGACCCGAGTCCTGTACCTCATCGCCTGTGCCGCCGGCCCCACCGAACACGTTGATAAAGGGGTGCGCCTGGCGCAGGCCCGTGGGTGGGATGTGTGCCTGATCCTGACCCCGTCGGCTGCCCGGTGGTGGGAGCCGCGCATGGGCGAGCTGGAGGCGTTGACGGGGCACCGGGTGCGGTCACGGTACAAGCTGCCGGGCGAGGGGGATGCGTTGCCGAAGGCTGACGCGATGCTGGTGGCGCCGTTGTCGTGTACGTCCTTGAACAAGTGGGGGGCGGGGATCGCGGACACGGTGGCGCTCGGGTTGGTGTCGGAGGGCGTGCATCTGGGGGTGCCGGTGCTGGCGATGCCGTATTTCAACCGGGCGCAGGGGGCGCAGCCGGCGGTGGCTCGGAGCATCGCGGATCTGCGGGCGCAGGGTGTGGTGTATCTGGATGGGCCGGGCGGGTATGAGTCGCATCCGCCGAAGCAGGGCGACGCGAAGGCGTTCCCGTGGTCGCGTGCTTTGGATGCGGTCGAGGCGGTTGTCGGTGGCCGCCCGTAGACTTCGGGCATGCCGACTCCTCCTGCCCAGCCGCCGTGCGCCCGGTCGCTGTCGGCTGTGAATGAGGAGATCCGGGGTCTGCTGTCGGCGGGCGGGTTGATGACTGTGGAGGCCCGCCGCCGGTATGAGGAGCTGCTGGTGGAGTGGGCTGCGGCGGTGCGCGGCGACGTCACCGAAGCGGCGTAACTCCTACTGCTACCAGCAGATCTACTAGCGATCGCTCGACTAGTAGATCCCGACGAGCGAACGCCCGCGCTGCGTATGAGGGCGGGCGCAGGACGGACTAGAAGCCGACTAGGCGTCCCCGCTTCTTCGGGCCGTCTCCCGGGTCGAGCTCTCGGGCTGCACTTCGGGCTTCGTCCATCAAATGCCGGGAGTCGCTACTCCCGGACGGGTTGACCCCGGACTCTTCCAGTGCGTTCGCCAAGTCGCGCAGGAGTCGCGCCAGACGTTGCGGATCGTCTGCATAGGCCATGTTCTTCCCTCCCACGAAAGAGGCCCCCGCCACGAGTGGGGGCCTTGATCGTGGGCCTACCCCACCATGGAGGGCGGGTTCAGCCCACTGCGGCACAGGGGTCCTCCGACTCCGCTAGGGCAGTCGGGCCGCCTTTCAAACAGCGCAAGGCGTGAAGGCCGGGTCTCGCACCCGGATGCCGCTCTCACCAGCATGGCAGACCGGTCGTTGTCAGTGGTGCCGTTTAGGCTTCCGGCCGTGGCGAATCCGAGTGAGAACCTGATCGATCTGTGTCGTGCTGCTGTCGAGGCTGAGCGTGTGGCGACGGCTGAGGTGTACACGCAGGAGGGCTGGGCGGCGTGGATGGAGGCCGCAGCAGTGTTCCAGGCTGCGGTGACTGCTGAGGCCGCTGAGGAGCCGAAGCAGGACCGGGCCAAGCTGGAGCAGGCGGTGAAGAAGGCCGTGCTGCACCCGGAGGAAGCCTCGGACGGCTGAGGTGACCTTCCGCTGGTAGCGCCGTTAGCGGGTAATGACGACCTTCGCAGAGGCCCATGCTGCCGCCGAAGCCGACGAGGACGCGGTATACACCCTGTACTTCACGAAGCGCGAGCTGCGGGCGGCGCTCAGCGTTGCACGGGCCGACGGGTCACCGTCCGAGGCCGATAGGCAGGCCGCCGCCGCACTGTTCGAGCGGCTGGCGAAGCGACTGGGCGCGCCCTCGGACTAGCCCCAGGATGCAGCCCCGCCCCCGTCCTGGGAGCAGCCAGGCGGGGGCGGTGAGCAATCCCCTTGTTCGCGGGCCGTGGGCCCTGGGGGTTGATGTGACAAGCCTACGACCGGGCACTGACAACCCGGGCTCGATCAGCCCCGGCGTGGCGAGGTCGGCAGGGTCGTAGCGATCCGGGGCGCGGGTGTCGGCTCCACTACAAGGTGCAGGGTCACGATCTTGGCTTCCCGTTCCCAGAGCACCCGGACGCGCGGGTCGTTCGTCTCGCTGATGCCGCAGTCGTTCACGGTGTCCTCCTCGGTGTGCCCCCATCGACGGGGGAGGCGACGGGGGCAGACCCAGTGTGGCAGGGCAGGCGGTGGCGGGGTGGGCGATACGCTGACACGGCGACGCCCCGGCCAACTAGACCTTGGCCGGGGCGTCGCGCTGTGCGGCTACTGCCCCGAAGAGCAGATCGCGGCCAATACCCGATCGGCTACTTCGTCTGCCATGTTCTCGCCGGTCCTTCCCGGCATCAGCCCAGCGAACATCTGGTGCGTGACCAGCCGGGCTCGTTCGCGGGCCTCGGCCTCCCACGCATCGATGACTTCAGCGGTGCGCGCGGTGGCCAGCGTCACGTAACTCGGGGGTACCTCGTTCTCGATCACGTCGGCGATGCGCTCACGCAGGGAACCGGTGGCCCCGGGGATCTCCTCGTCAATGTCTGCCATGGTTGTGGTCCTCACTGTTCGGCCTGGGGGTTCGCTTCGGTGATCACGGCGTTGATGAGCTGCCGCGCGTAGGTCTCGGTGAGTGCCCGGTCGAGGCGGGCCGGGCGGCACAGGTGGTCCATCAGGAGGTGGCGGGGGCTCTCGCCGTGGGCCAGGATCGTGTCCAGGTGCGGGTGGCCTCCCGGCCGGGATTCAAGCCGGTCGCTCATGGTCAGTTCTCCTTGTCGTGGTGTCGGTTGACGTGGTTACGGATGCTGGCCGGGGCCCCGGCATACCCACAGCCCCGGGGGCAGAGCTCCCAGCCCCCACGGTCGAGGGCAGCCGCGCGGATGGTCTCCTTGCCACCCGGTCCGAAGCCCTTGTCGTGCAGCAGCTGGGCGACCGATCCGCCGTGGTGGACGGCCATGTATGCGGCCTCGGCGGTCTTGTCGTGGCCGGGGGCGAAGTAGCGGCCATAGCCGGGGGTGTCCGAGCAGCCGCACCAGCAGGTGCCGTTCGGTTCGGGGAGTTCGTTGCTCATGGGTAGACCATAGCGGGGGTCCAGACTCAAGACAATCCTTGGAAACTCAAGACTTCCCTTGGCTTGAAAAGGGAGTAGTTCACCGCGCGGCCATCACCACCCCGGCGCAGGATCGGATCGTGGAGTACCCCATCCGACCCGCCCTCGCCCAAGCCGTACCCACCATCCCTGATGGCCCCGGCTGGTGGTACGAGCCCAAGGCCGACGGGCACAGGATGATCCTCCGGCGCACCGAGGACACCGTCATCCTGTACGCGCGCTCAGGCCGGGTCGTCACCGCCCACTGGATGGACCTCGCCGTCGCCGGAATGGGCCTGCCGCCCGGCACCACACTCGACGGGGAAGCCGTCATCTGGAAGGACGGGCGCATCGACTTTGCCGCCGCCCAATCACGGGCCGCATCCAGCGTCAGCCGCGCACGGGCACTCGCCACACAACACCCCGCCTCCTACCTGGTGTGGGACATCCTCGAACACCCCACGCGAGGACAGACCACCGCTCTCCCCTACACGGAGCGGCGGCAACTGCTCCTAGACCTCATCCACGACATCCCGCCCCCAATCCAAGCCGTACCCGCCACCGACGACCGTGCAGTAGCCGTCGCCTGGTACGAGGGCCTCCAGGAGCAGGGGATCGAGGGCATCGTCGTCAAGAAGGGTGCAGCCCCCTACCCGATGAACCGGCGCGCGTGGCTCAAGGTCCGGCACGCCGACACCGAAGACGCCCTCGTCGTCGGCTACCTCGGACCCCGGCGCCGGCCCCACCGGCTCGCACTCGCAGTAGGCGACGAAGGCGGACCCATTCGGCTGTCCGCACGCCTCGACCCCGTACTTGCCGGGCGGATCGCCGACGCGCTCGCCGCGGCCGAAACACTCGGAGAGCGCCGGGCCAACGGAGAGACGTACACCCGGGTCGAGTCGGACCTGACCGTCGAGGTGCTCGCCGGATCCGGCAGGCACGGCACCCTCACCGTCACCCGCATGCGGTAACCCCGCACCGGGCGCACCCTGGAACCATGGGCGCACCCATCGTCATCCACCACCCCTCCCCCACCGGCGGCCGGCGAGTCACCATCCGAGGGCAGATCGTCGGCCTCGCCCACACCGATGGGGACGTCGTCGAGTTCCTTCGCCGGGCCGGGCTCCCCGACGCTCACGACCTCCTCGACCAACCCGACTGGGTCGAATGGCGCGGCGGGCGGGCCCACCACTACGAAGCGGCATAGGAACGCCCTCCCCCGGACCGACCGAGGAAGGGCGCGAGCAGCAGGTCAGGCGGCCGGCTCGTACTCCACGGTCTCCTGCCCGCAGCCCTCGGCCAGCTCGGCGAGGGCCTCCGCCTCCGCCTGGTCGACGGACAGCCCCCAGCGGAGCTTCGTCGCCACCCAGTCCGCGGCGTAGGTGCAGCGGGCGTCAGCCAGCGGCGGCAGCCACGTCGACGGGTCCTGGTCCGACTTCGAGCGATTCGACCGGGCGGTCACCGCGACCAAGCTCCGATCGGCCTCCAGGTCGTTCGCGTAAGCCTCACGCCGAGCCGCCGTCCAGCCGGAAGCCCCGGAGTCCCAGGCCTCGGCCAGCGGCACCATGTGGTCGATGTCCAGTCCGCCCGGGGCGGTGAGGGTGAACCCGTCGTAGTACGAGTACCACTCGCCAGCCACGACCTTGCAGGCACCCTCGATCGTCGGCTTCACCCGGGACTCGGCGATCAGGACTTCCATCCTCGTGTTGCAGGAGTCCTTGTCGGCGTCCACCCAGTGCTTGAACGACGTGCGCTCGTAGCCCTCGCGGGACTCAGCGGCGAGCGGCAGCTGTTGGACGGCATCAGCGAGGGACAGGGGTTCGGCGGCGTGGGCCGGCGCGGCGGAAAGCAGGGGCAGGACGGTGAGCGCGGCAGCGGCAAGGCCCCGCACAGTCTTCTTGATCATGCAGCCTTGGTACCGGTCAGCCGACATCAACCAGCGCTGAACCGCAACCGCTTCACCCTGCCGAGTGGGAAGTCGTACCGCACACCGAGAGCGACATTGACTGACGCTGTGTCATCCATCACGTTGCGGCAGATCCACCCTGCGCAACATCTCGGCCTCGCTACGCTCCCGCCGTGGAAGACGAACGGGAGCAAACTCCCAAAGAAAAGATCATCTGGGGCCACCGGTACACCTGCGACGCATGCGACGCCGAGGGAGAAATCCACGAGACCGTCGAAGCCGCTCAGGCCGAGCAGGACAAGCACCGCGACCGCAAGCACGGCGGCCTCCGACCCCGCGCCGGCGACAGCATCGAGAAAGTCGAACTCCGGCGGGAACCGATCGCCGAAAGCGAGTCCTCATCCGGATCCGGAGGCGGTTGGATCCTCCTCCTCATCATCATCGTCATCGCCTACGCGGCATCCAAGTGACGCCTGGCCCGAACCGATCCCGGCCAGCCGCTTGGCCTCCCGTGGGGAGCCGGGAGGAGCGGCAGGCCCCGCCCGCGACGGGGGGCGCGGGCAGGGCCTGAGAGCGGAAACCTCGCCCTGGAAGGAGGGGTCTCACGTGGACAACGATGCACCCGTTTCAGCCACAAGGGTAGAGGTGTGACCGGAAATGGTTGATCGGGGTGCGTTCAGCGCGTCAATGCTGCAACAGGTGTCAGGTCTCCGGAGTCGAACACCACGGCTGCGTCAACATCGAGGTCGACGACCTCGCGTGCTGCTGCCGCCTCTGCGACGCCGTACGCCTCGTCGATGTCAACGACCACCGAGCGGATGGTCAGGCCTGGCTGGTCTGTGAACCACTCGCCCACCAAGTCCATGACGTCCTGCAGCGCCTCTGCGGGGAAGTACTCGACACCGCGGATGGGGAGCCAGCCTTCACCGTCGAGCCCGCCCAGGACGAACCTTTCCAGCGCTCGCGCCATGCCGAGGGGCATTCCGCAGATTCGGAGATGCTGGACGGTCAGCCCTTCCTCGGCGTGCTGCCGAAGCCGGTTGTAGCCAACCCCGGAGCTGATGCCTGGCTTCACGGTCTCCTTGCCTGTCGTAGCGTCCAACCCGCTCACGACGTAGTACACGTCGTGAGGCGGGACAGCGCCGCCATACATCCCTCGCGGGCACTCGGGGCATCCGCGCTTCATCTTGTTCGGGACGAGGCCGAACTCGTGTCCGGCGAAGCAGACTGCCCGGTGGGAGCGCGACTTGGCTATCCACTGCGGCTCAAGCACCGTGATGCCGAGGTCCTTAGCCGCTTCCGAAAACTCCTGGAACGTGACCAGCTTGGCGCAGGGCCCGCAGAAGTTCGGGCGTATGGCCTGCCGCCCGTCCGGACTGTCCACGCGGAACGTGTGCGGGTGGCCGCGGCGGCACCTGATCTCAGCGGCGTTTCGGTATCTCTTTGCCATGGTGGACCGAGTCTCGCGAAGGACCGCCTCGACCTTGGCGAACCCTTCGGCGATCTTCGCGGCCTGATAGCAGTCGGGGCATAGAACCTCAACCGGTCCTCCGCGCCAGTTCGCGTCACGCCCTGTCGCGTCGAACCGGTGCCCCTTCGGGCACTTCGCCGCGAACACGACGTGCCCCTCACCGCTCTCGTCATCCCTCTCCGTCGCCTTGAGCTCTACACCCTGAACTGCAGCTACAGACTGCAGAACGGCCAGGCACTCCTTGACCCACTCGGCGCTGCTGCACTTCTTGCACCACGGCTCGTCCGGTTCCAGCCCAAAGGGCCTAGAGGTCGACACAACGTCCAGCGCCCTGAGGCTGAACTCGTGCCCTTCCTTACACCTGACATCGGTCCAACCGGCCAGCCCTCGCTCCGCGCTCGGCACCAACTTCTGGCGCTGGCATGCCTGGCGAAACAGATCCATCAGCGCAGCGATGTGGACGGTGGCCTTCGAGCTGATGTCCCACGGCTGCGTCTGGCTGTTCGATCGATCCGTCACTCTGCTCCCCCCTTCGCCGCATCGTGAGCGCGGAGCGCCTGCGAGATGGCGCCCACGCTGGGGTTCTTCCCCTTGCTCTTGCCGTCGGCGATGCGGAGGTGGGGCTGGATCTGCCGAATGGTGAAGCCCCGGTCGCGTAGCCCTACCGCCTGGGCCACAAGGACGTCCGTCATGACCGGCTTGCGTCCACCGACGCGCCCCTGCCTCCGCGCTGCTTCAAGGCCGTTCTTGGTCTTCTTGACGATGTCTCGGCGCCGGTCTTCGGCGAGGGCGAGTGCGAGGTCGAGGATGAAGGATCGCTCGGTGTGGTCGCCGGCCGCGATGCCTTCGAGGACCTTGACGGCGACGCCTCGCTCGAAGAGGTCGTTGAGGACGATCAGCCCTTCGAGGAGGTTCCGACCGAGGCGGTCGACCTCTTGCACGCAGAGCATGTCGTCTTCGCGGATGTAGTCGAGGGCGGCTTTGAGCGTGGGGCGGTCGTCAACGGCGAGCTTGCCGCTGATCTTCTCTTCGAAGACCTTGAGGCAGATCGGGTCGAGCGCGTCGTGCTGCCGTTGAGTGTTCTGCTTGTCGGTGCTGACTCGGACGAGGCCGACTAGGGCCATACAACTTCCCTTCGTTCATCAAACGTCTCGGTGCGCAATCTGAACGGTACCACCTAGATGAACGGATTGATGAACAACTTAGGGCAAGAATTGGGTAGTTCCAAGGCTGTGCGTTCAGGTTCACGTCCCGACCGATTGATGAACGCCCTTATGCGACTCGCATGCGGAGCCCGACCCGCATGGGGCCCCACGGCGCACCCCCTTGACTTATGCACACCCCGTGCACAAGTCTTGCCGTACCGACGACCGAGGGGGATCCCATGCCGAACATCACCGCCCGCCAAGCCGCCGCCCGCTGGGGTGTCAGCGACTCCCTCGCCCGCCGCGTACTCGCCGACGTCGACGCCATCGACCGCGACCTCGAAACCGGTGCCAAGGTCTACGACCAGGACGCAGCCGACGCCGCCTACAACAGCCGGCCCGGACGCGGCACCCGCACCGACCTCACCTCAGACGTCATGCCCGCCGAACAGGTCGACCAGCTCCTCGCCGACGACACCATCCCCGTGGCCCACCGGGCACTGTGGTCCCTCCTCCGCGACGGTCACGCCCGCATCGCAGACGTCCTCTCCATGGACGTTCGCGACGTCGACCCCGACGAGGGGGTCGCCCAGCTCGACCACCCGAAGCTGGAGACTGACCCGCGCCGCATTCCCATCAGCGACCGCACCGCGAAACTGGTCCGCGAAGCTACGGCCGGTCGGGACGCCGGGCCGCTTATCGCCGGAGACCGCGAGCGACCCGTGACCCGTGAAGCTGCCGCCCGCTTCGCCCGTGCTGCCGGTGCGAGCATCCACTCGTTCCGGCCGAAGCCACACACCGTGGGCAAGCCGCCCCGTTTCGGCACCGAGCAGATCGCTGCTGCCGACCTTCGCGTGGGCGACACCATCTACCTCGACACAGGCCGGGCCGTCACCGTGGAGACGGTCGCCCAGGTACAGGCTCCGTCCGGCGCCGTCGACACCCACATCAACAAGAGCACGGACTTCCCCGTTTACATATCCGCCAAGGAGCAGCTCACCATCGCCAAGCGCACGGAGAGCTAGCCCCCGGAATGTGACGAAGCGCCCCACCCTCGGATGAGAGCGGGGCGCAGGCGCGCGACGGGAGCTAGCCGTGCTCGCCTCCCACCGTCGCGAGCTCAGACAGCTTCCGGAGCAGCAGGTTGGTCTGCTGCTCCATGAGGCCGGCGCGCTCGCGACTGAGGTCGTCGAAGTGCCCGTGCGCTGCGGAGTTGCGGAGGCCGCCGCATTGCTCAACATCCTTCACGTCTTGCTTCGTGAAGAGGTCCGCAGCTTTGAGCAGCTGGCTATAGGAGCTGAGCGACGGGCGTTGCTTCTCCGGGAGGGAAAGGTTACGTGCGTCCGCCGTGGCGCGCAGAGCAGTCTCAAGTGCTGCACCGCATAGAACGATCGCTGCTGCAGGGTGCGCAGTCGGGTCCTCTACCAGTCGTCGAACCTGTCCCATCACATCAGTGCTGACAGCCTCTACTTCGGCTCGCGCCCGCGCTCCCAAGATCTCCGCAAACCCATCTTCTACCTGGCTCGCCCAAGCCCGGAGAATCTCCGCCACCTGCCGCGCGATGGCGGCGGGAGACCGGCGGTCACTGTAGGTCCCATAAGCATCGGCGGCACGCTTGTACCAGTGGCTGCCGTCTCCTGCGTACTGGCGAAGGATCTCCAAGCCTGTGACAACTCGGCTATGGATCACGGGCTCGTAGCTGTCCTTGTCTGCCGTCCAGTAGCCCTCATCACGGAGATGCCCGGGGCCGACCCAACTGATGTCCCGGTCCATCAAGTCGGCTTGCTTCCGTACATAGGACAGCAGCTTCTCATCCTGCGACATTCGCCCCCCCCCAGCTACGTGCCCGGCTCTCTCGTCAGCCTTGACCCTGGGCGCCACCTTAGATCGAGTTCGCGCATCGCGCCGCCACCATCTCACCTCTCCCCCGCTGTTTGGTCACAACTCCGTCACCTCCGGAACAAGTCGCTCCCCGGCGCGTGGCCGGGTGGTTACGGTCGGGCCTCCGGACCACCTCTGGGGGATCTGATGCGTACCCGCACTGCTGCCGCGGCAGCTCTTCTGCTCGCCTGCGCCCTCGCGGCCTGCGGGGGCGGCGACAAGCCGGCCGTACCGAAGTCGACGGTGAAGGCGTCGGCTCCGGGGCATGAGGTGGATTGCTCGGATACGTCGCTGGATCAGGCGGACTGGATGGAGCACTGCTCCGAGGCGGATGGGGCTGGAACGGGCGGTGATGGCGGGCCTTCCACGGATCTGCCATTCGGGAAGGTGTATGCCTGGCCGGACGGCCTGGAGGTCACGGTCCTGGAGGCGAAGGTCTTCACTGACTGGGACGAGTACGAGGAGCCGGACCCGAAGAGCAACGAGTTCCGCATCCGCCTCAAGATCGACAACAAGAGTGAAGGTTCCGTCGACCTCGATCAGCTGTCCATCTTGGTCGACGGGGCCACGAACGGTGGGACGGCGGCGAGCAGCTCCTTCACGAAGGGCAGTGCCCCGCTTGAGGGCCGTATCGCCTCCGGGGTGTCGGCGGTGAAGACCGACGACAACGCCCTGGAGAAGCGGTACGGGAAGGACATCGTGGTGACGGTGCAGCGGGCGACGGATGACGGGTTCGAGGTGTTCCCGGAGTTCACCGGCACGATCAAGTAGACCGCGCGGCGGGGCCTGGTCAGAGCTGTGTGATGACGAGGTTCCGCCAGAACGGGCGCACCGCCGTGTCGCTGATGCTGCCGTTGGACAGTCCGAAGTACCCGCCGCGGTTGGTGGTGTCGTTGATGGGGCCGGTGGTCCAGGCGGCGTTGCCGAGGCGGCGGGCTTCGATCGTGGTGGGGGTGACGTCGATCTGGATGGCCATGGACTGTCCGGCGACGGGGGCGTCGGTGGGAATGTCGGCAGCGCCAAGTTGGATCCCGCCGGTCTGCGTGGTGACGTGCCGGTAGAGACGGAGGATCCCGTTGTGCCGGAGGATGAGGTGGTAGCCGGCGCTGGGGTTGATCGTGTTGAACTCGTAGGGGTCGTCGCTGCCCTTCGCGAAGTACAGGCCGCCGTGGACGTTGAGGTCACTGGTGTTGATCTGGTCGTACTTCATCTCGACCGTGATGCGGTACCCGCCGGCCCCGGGGGCGATCGGGCAGTACCGGCCGAGCCCGTAGGTGCCGCGCGCCCGGTTGATGGACACCCACCCGTCGGACTCGCTGAACTTCAACGCCGCGTCGACGTTGTAGTCGGTCTGCGGGGTGCCGCCGGATTCCTTGACCTGCTGGTCCCACCGGGATGCGGTGGCTTGGGCGGTGGTGCCGCGCACGTACACCGGGTCCGATGACATGAGCCCGACGACTCCGTCGGCTTCCAGGGCGGCCCGCTGGGATCGGCGGTAGACGGGCCAGCTGAAGACGGGCTTGCCGCGGGCGACGATCTCTTTGCGACGGGCGGACGACATGGACGTGGAGACCCCCCAGTAGTCCACCAGGGAGTCCTTGCCGTCGAGGACCGCGTTGCTGGAGCCGTCATCGACGTAGCACCAGGTGCGGTACCCCTGCTGCTTGGGCCATACGAAGGACGTGCCGACGTGGGCTTTCCAGATGACGCTGGCCGGGGCGTGCGGGTACGACGTGGACAGGAGGTTCTGGAGGGGGACGACGGCGTCGTTGCCCTTGGGCTCCAGGAAGAGAACGACCTTCCCGAGGTACTTGTCGAGCATGCGTCGGAGCGGCACCATCGGCTGGTCCGTCCACCCCTGTCCGAGCATCACCCGGCCGTTCGTCAGGATGCGTTGGGCGACCCCGGTCGATGGGTAGGTGTTGAGGGCCCCCGTGTTGTACGTGGTCCGGTCCAGGGTGAGGTCGTGGAGGCACCACAGCTGCCCCTCGGAGTCGATGTTGACGCTGAGCTCCATGGCCTGGATGCCGTGGGCGATGGCGTAGTCGTAGGCGGCTTCGGTGTGCTCCGGGCAGACCATCCCAGCTCCCCGGTGGCCGAAGACCTTCGTGCCGGGCTGACCCATGAAGCTGTCGACGGTCAGTATCGCCTTGGGGAGGTACAGCCCGGCGGCGGCAGCGGCTGCCGCCAGCACGGCGGCACTCTGAGCGGCGCCAGCCTTGGAGGCGGCGTCGGAGGAGGCTGCGGCAATGGCGGCGTCCCGCGCGGTGTTCGCCTTCGCGGCGGCGTCTGCTGCCGCGGCGCTGACGGCTGCGGCCTGGGCTGCCGTGGCGGCGCCGGCGGGGTCGTAGGCGGCATCCGCGCGCTGCACCTCGGCGGCGACGACGAGGCCGAGTTGCTCGTCGGTGTAGTCGTTGGCCGCGGCAATGTCACCGGGCGGGCCGATCAGGCTCGCGAGGAAGTCGGCCTCGTCACCGTCGTTCCCTGCGCGCTGCCATGCGTCGTAGGCGGACTCCCCTGGTACGGCGAGGTACTGGGCCAGGTCCGGGGCGAGCTGCTGGACGGCCCCGAGGTCGACCTCGTCCGCGTCGGCGTCCAGGGCGAAGTAGAAGTGGCGGGGCTGGGCGCCGTTCACGGATTCGATGCCGAGCCACGCCCACGCCGCGGGGTTCGCGCCGTCAACGTTGGTGGGGAGGAGGCGCACCCGCTCCCCTTCGCCGTCGACAAGCTCGCCGTCGACGAATCGGTACGAACCACCGCCGGTGAACACGCCCTCCTGCCCGGGGATACGGATGGCGGGGACGGTCGGCATGAGCTGGAGGGTGCCTTCGCCGGGGCCGCCGCCGGCCGGGGAGGTGATGCTGTAGCGGACGGGGACGGACGGGACGCCCGTAGGGAACGGCATGGTCAGACTCCAGTCCGGTTGTACTCGTCGACGAGGGGGTGGACGGGTTCGGGGTCGATGTTGGCCCGGTGCATTTGGCCGGCCCACCGGTCGACAGTCCAGGAGAAGGCGCGCAGGAGCGCTTCGAGTCGAGCCTGCTTGCCGCGCAGTTGCCCGTTCTCCTCGTCGACCCTCGCGACTGTTGCTTGCAGTACGGCGAAGTCCTGGGCCTTGGCCTGCGGGGCGGCGTTGAGGCGGGCGATGGCCTCGTCTGCTTGGGCGGTGACCCGGGCTGCTCGCACTGTTGCGCGGGCGACGAAGTAGCCACCGCCGCCAAGGAGGGGTACGGCCGCGGCGACGAGTGCCGCGATCTCCGTGGTGGTGCTCACGGGGCCTGACCTTTCCGGGCGCGGCGCGGTGGTGAGGGGACCGAGTATTCGGGCACCGTTGCGGCCCACATGATGACCCCGACGTGCGAGGTGAGGTACCAGATCGCGACGGTGGTTCCGCGCGTGTATTCGCCGGTGATGGCGGCGTACCCGTAAGCGAGGGCCCAGAGGGAGGGGGGTGCGAGGGCGGCTAGGAAGCCGAGCCAGTCGCGGCCGATGCGGAGGAACGCGGAGGTGATGCATACCGTTCCGGCGATGATCCATAGCCAGGCCCAGGAGGCGAGGCTGCACCGGTCGGTGAGGAGTTTCAGGCCGGGGGCGGTTGTCACGGGGGTGACGATGAAGCCGGCTCCCCAGCAGACCTTCCCGATGCCGAAGATGAGAAGGATTTGCCCGCGGCGGCCCAGCCGTTTGCGGAGCCGCCGGGCCGCCTGCCGCATCAGTTGGCCGTGGGGGTGGTCGGCTTTGCGGGGGTGACTTGGGCGCGGGTCATGAGGCCGAGGATGGCGAGGACGACGGCGTTGAGGGTGCCGACGGTCTCGGTCGAGACGTTCATGCCGTATGCGGCGAGGAGGGCGACCCCGGCGGCGACGAGTCCGGTGAACGCGGATGGGGCGATGGGTCGGGTGACTGCTGCGGTGGCTGCGGCGAACACGGCGCTGATGACGGCGACGATCGCGCCGGCCTGTTCGGCGTCGAGCCCGAACTGGAAGGAGACGAGGAGGGAGAGGGCGGCGGAGACGGTGGCGATGATGAGGGCGGGCTCGCGGCCGAAGATCTTCATGGTGGTCTCGTTTCTGGCTGGGTTAGGTGTTGGGGACCTGGAGCTTGTCCCAGGTGGTTTTGCCGGGGGGCCACTTGGCGGCGGCGCCGGTGTAGCCGCACTTGCGCTGCCACGCTTCGTAGGAGGTGACGTCGGCTTGGCCGAGTTCGGGGCCGGGGCCGACCTTGTACTTGCCGCAGCCGGCGGCGACGAGGCGTTTGCCCATGGCGGTGAAGATGGGGGACTTCTTGCCGAGGGCGGGTCGGGTGCCGTTGAGGAAGAAGCTGGCTCCGGGGTACGGCTCGTACTTCGGCTTGTTGGCGGGGGGCTTGGTGCTGGGTTCGTTGTCGCCGTCGGGCCGGGGTGCGCCCTCCTTCACCCAGGTGTAGAGGGGGCCGCCGGGGCAGGCGGTGGCGTACCCGTCGCGGTGCCCTCGGATCTCGTTGCCCGCGCCGTTGCGCTGCAGTAGGTCGATGCCGTCGCGGATTGCGGACAGCATGGCGTCGGTCGGCTTGGTGAGGCCGCTGCTGCCGACGAGCCCGACGATCGCGTAGTGCGCGGTGTTGAGCGCCTGGTTTCCGTTGGCGCCGGTGCGCTTGCGGAGGCCGCGCCCTTCGAGGAGGTAGCCGTGGGGGCAGGCGGCGTAGTTGTAGGCGACGTCGCTGTAGCCCTCGGCCTTGTTCGCTAGGTGGGAGGCCCGGATTGCCTTCCACTCGGCGAGGCATGCGTCGTGGTTGGTGAGCAGCTTGGTGCTGACCGGTGTCCCCTCGTAGTGGACCTTCACGCCTCGGGCGGTGGGCTGTGAGGGCGCGGCGGAGGCGGGCCAGCCGAGTTGGGCTCTGGTGACGAGCTTCATGTGGGTCTCCTGCGTAGCGTCAGGGCGTCAGCATGACCGTTGACCTTTGAATCATAGGCTTTGGATTCGCATATGCCTACGATTCCAAGGTGTAGGGGTTATGCTGGCCTCGGGTCGCCGCTTCACCGGTTCACCCAGCGGCGGGCTCCTTCTGGCAAGGGGCGAGCCCGCCGCCACCCTTGCCAACACCCTTGCCAAGGAGTCGCCATGGTCGACGAACCCAGAGCCCCGCGCAGTCCGCGCCCAGCAGTTGAGTACGGGCCGACCGGTGGCCAGGTAGCCAAAAACGTTCGCCGTCTACGTAGGCGTCGGAGACTGACCATTCACGACCTTGCCGAGAGGTTGCGGGTCGCCGGGCGCCCCGTCGTCGCGTCGGGGATCGCGAAGATCGAGCGCCTTGAACGGCAGGTGAACGTGGACGACTTCGCCGCTCTCGCTGTGGCACTCGGCGTTTCACCCGGCGCACTCCTGCTCCCCCTTGAGGACTCCCGTGACGAATCGGTTGAGGTCACGGGGGCTGGGCTCGTCTCGGCTGTCTCCGCATGGGCGTGGGCCAATAGCCAGTGGCCGCTGCCTGGCGTCGGGGCAACGGACTCATTGGAGTACGCGCTCTCCTCGCTGCCACCGGGGGCGCGGGAGAGCTTCCTGCACCCGGCGGCCAGGGCAGCCCAGGTCGCATGCGAGGAAGTCGTGAGGACGCTCACGCAGCCGGACAACGCCAGTCGTGCCCGGTTGGCCCTGGAGCGCGCACTGGTTGAAGTCGACCTGTTTGCCCGCGAGCAACAGAGGGCGGAAAGCGCATGAGTGGGGCCACGGGACGCAAGGCAATCATCGTGGGCACGACTGGCGATCAGGTACGCGCGAACCTGCTGCGGCTCCGCACCGTGCGGCGGCTATCCACACGCGCTCTTGCTGACTCTTGCAAGCGGCTCGGGCGCTACATTCCTCCGACCGGAATCACGCGCATCGAGAAGGGTGAGCGACGGGTCGATGTGGACGACCTACTGGTGCTAGCCGAAGCTCTCCAGGTTCCGTATGCGCAGCTGATCGAGCCTCCGCCGCCATGCACCTCCTGTCAGGGTGCTCCACCCATCGGCTTCTCGTGTCTCTCCTGCGGGGTCACCGCCGAAGGAGAAGCGAATGTCTGACCGCCTCACCGCCGTCGAGCGGGTGGCTGCGAACGTGAAGCTGCTCCGCACCCGCCGTGGCTGGACCCAGAACCAGCTAGCCGCGGAGATGGGGCACAAGTTCTCGCAGGTCGTGGCAACCACCGAGGGCGGCAAGCGGCGCATCACCGTAAACGACCTGGTCGAGTTCGCCAAAGCCTTCGGCGTAACGCCCGAGCAAATGATGTCCGACGACCCGGAGGCGGGCCGCCCCCCGGTGTACGAGGTGACCGTGGACGGCGGGCACACCCAGTCGTTCGCCGCCGACACCGTCGACCCAGGCGACACGTGGACGTCGTTCTACCTACGGGAATCCCGAGTGTTCCTCGCCCCTACCGCCCGCATCCTCGGCATACGACTGATCACCGAGGAGGCCCCCGATGCCTGACGCTCCCGACGTTCAGCCTCTCTCCGACGCGAACCTGCTGGCGTGGGCGGTCGTGCTTACGCACCGGGCGCGGCAGGGACGCGGCGTCCTGTTGCTGCCGTACCCTCCGTGCCCCACCTGCGGGGAGCCTGTTGAGGCGGCGTGGCAGGTCACCACCGACCGTACCGACCGCCTGCTGAGGGACATCCAGCTCACCGTGAAGCCGTGCGGCCACGTCCACACAGCCAGCGAGGACCGTGTGCACCGCCTGTGGTCGGACATCCACGAGGTGGTAGCCGACGTCACCGACAGCTACGACGGGCGCTTCGGCCGAAACCGCAAGTGGACTACTGAGGGAATCATTCAGGAAGCCCAGGCCCGCACGGCAAACGCCCCAAGCGAAGAGGGCAGCCCGGAGCCCTCATCCGACACCGTGCCGGTTCGCCCCGACCCGCGCCAGCCCGCCTACGACGCCGTGTACGAGAGCATCCGCAGCCTCGGGGAGTACCTGCCGCCCGACACCGCGCACCGCAACGCGATCATCTGGCGGGCTGTGCAGGCGGCGCTGGATGCGACTCCGGTCGGTCGCTGCATGTCCTCTCACTGCGTCGAGGGCGACCACTTCATCGGCCTGGGAGGTTCCGATGCCTGACGTTCAGGGCCACTGCCCGGCGTGTGGTGCCGCCAGCCTGTTCCTCGGGGAGGGCGGGCACGTCACCTGCTCCCGCACCGACTGCCCGAACCCGACCGCCGCTGACGACCTGCTGCACGGCGGCGAGGAGGCGCTCGTACAAGCCCTGGGCGGGGGCCGCACCGCGCACATCATCGCCCACACCTTGACCGTCCACGGGCACTCCCTCGCCGACGTGCGCCGCATGTCCGACGAGGAGTTCCGTGCCGTGCCCGGCATCGGCGACACATCCCTCGCGACCATCAGGCGGGCGTTTCCAGCGCAGGCCCCTGGGGAATCCCAGCGGCAGCCGCCCGTGGTCGCCACGGCACGTATCCACCTGGACGTGGCCGCCCCCACGACGGTGAACCTGCCCGAGTTCGAGCGCGCCCAGGCCGTGGCCCGCGCAGAGGAGGCCGAGGCCACCATCCGACGGGTACGTGACGCCTCCGCTTTCATCCGGGCCACCACCCGCACATGGGACCCCGTAGCCGACATCATCGACGCCGCCCTCGACGAGGACGGGGACCCCGTACACGCCCGCGTCGCTCTGGCCGTGCGCACCGTGCTGAACCAGGATCTCCCCGGCGACATGGGCGGGCACGTAGCCACGGCAGTGCTGGCCGTGCTCCGCAAGGAGGCACCCCGTGAGCCCTAAGAAGCTGCGCCTGGCCGACCTCCGGCGCCTCTCAGACGGCGACCCCGACTTCGACTACGAGAAGGTGACCTTCGACGTCACCCCCGGCCTCCACGACTGGATCAGCGGCCTCCTCGACAAGGCCCAAGCAGCAGCGGAGATCGGGTCAGTAGAGGACCGGTGGTGTGCCGCCCACCGCAAGATCCTCGAAGCGCACCCGTACACCGACGAAGTCGTCAGCCCCCTCTACCGGGCCAAGGGTGCCGACTTTGGGTGCGTCACCTGCCACGTCACCGCAGACGAGTACGGCGGCACGGACACCGAAGGACGCGGCAACTGTCCCACCATTCTCGCCCTCGCCGAGGGCTACGGACTCGACGACGAGGAGACCGACGATGCGTGATCCCGACAGGCTGCGCACTGTGTGGCTGTTCGGCAAGCCGTACTGGTGGGAGCGGCAGCCCGACGGGCGGCTGACCCTTCAGCGGGCGGCCTGGCTCAACCCGAGGAGAAGTCGGTGAGCAGTACCTACCGTGTGCTGTGCCTGTCCCACGACCCGGCCATCGTCATCGACCAGGACTGGCACCGCCGCGAAGACGCCGAGGAAGCGGTGGCCGCCGGGATCGGCGGGCACCCGCACTGTGACCTCATCATCGGAGCGTTCTCCTACCCCCTCGTCGAAGTCGGCTGCCCCGCGAGCCGCCATCAGCCGGCCAAGCTTCCGTGCTGCCACGGCGGTACAAGCTGGGTCGACCGGGACTGGCTGCGGGTCCTCGCCGCCGGCTACCAGACGACGGACCCGCTCGTAGAGGCGGCCGTGAAGAAGGCGTACACCACGTGCTGGCCGTGGGAACGACTCCTGCGACTGGGGGACGAACTCGACCTTCAGATGCGGGAGGCAACGTGACCGACACCGACCCGACCATTACCGTGCCTGCCCCTTCGGACGACGACCCGTTCTGGGGCAGCCCGCTCCACGATCAGGTCAAGGACTGGCTCCGGGCGAACAACATCCCCTTGCGTATCCCTCGTCGGGACATCACCGTCACGGGCCCGCCCGGCAACCGCACCATCTACTACACCGCGTTCGTGCTCAGTGCCGACGGGCAGATCCGCGTCGACCCCAACGACACGGGTGAGCCGTTGACGGAACGGTGCACCACGCCGTGCCTCGTCGAACCACCGACCGCAATGACGAAGGAGGCGAAGTGACCGAGAGGCCCCGTAGCGCCTGCCGCCAGTTCGTGGCGGACCTCATCACCCTCCCGATGACATGGCTGGCCATCGCGCTTACCCTCCTTGCTGTCAGCCTCATCTGGGCCGCCGTCGAAGGGTGGACGCCGTGAGTTACCGCCTGGGTGGCCCCATCCAGTCCGCCATCCGCTGTACCAAGCCGGACTGTGGGCTCCTCCTGATCAACGGCCGGGCGTGCGGGTGCACCTCGCGCACCGAGCCCGAACGGGACCCGCTCGTCGGCCGTCTCGTCGCCTGCACCGACCCCGCCACCGGCAAGGTAATGGCCCTCGGCAAGGTCACCGAAGTGGACCGCACAGGCGACGGCATGACCCTCACCGTCGCCCAGTACGACAACGGCGAACCTGCAGCAGACCCAGGCGCACTTGCCTACGGCATGAACTGGCGGGATCACCTATGAGCAGCAGGAAGACGGCTAGCTTGCCTGGTCCGCCGCTTCCCTCGTGCAGGAAAGTCGGCGCACCAGGCAAGTGATCACAGCTGGGTGACCACCAGGTTCCGCCAGTACGGGCGGGTCGCCACATCCGTGATCGACCCATTCGACAGCCCGAAGTAGCCGCCCCGGTACGTCGTATCCGCCAAGGCCCCCGTCGTCCACCCCGTGCCGTCCGTGCGCCGAACCTCCACCGTTGTGGGGGTCACGTCTACCTGGAAGCTCATCACCCCGTCAGCTGTCGGTGCTGTCGTTGCGATCACTGAGCCCATCGTCGTTCCCGACGTCACCCCAGCGGTGTGCTTGTTCAGCTGCATCTGGCCGTTCGCCCGCATCACCAAGTGGTACCCGCCCGTGGCGTTCGACTGGGAGAACCGGTACGGATCGTCCGACTGCTTCCCGAAGTAGATCCCCCCGTGCAGTGTCGACGACGGCAGCACCTTGAACTTCATGTCGAAGCTGATCCGGTACCCGCCCGCCCCCACCGCGATCGGGCAGTACGTGCCCAACCCCACCGACTGGAACGGCACCGCCGCGACCGAAACCCAGCCCACATCCGGAGACGGGGCGAACTGCAAAGCGTAGGTCTCGTCGTAGTCGATCGTCGGCGTGCACCCCGACTCCTTGACCTGCAGATCCCACCGGGACGCGGTCCGCTGAGGGGCCGACGTCGACACGTACCGGGGGTCCGACGACATCATCCCGACCACACCCAGACCAGTCAGGCGGGCAACCTGGGAGCGCCGGTACACCGCCCACGCGAACACGGGCTTCCCCCGGTCCTTCACCTGGGTGATCCGCGCATCCGAGAACGTGGTGTTCACACCCCAGTAGTCCACCAGGGAGTCCTTGGCGTCCATCGTCGCGTCGGTGGTGCCCGAGTCCAGGTACACCCACGTCCGGTACCCGCGCGCCTTAGCCCACGGCAGGCTCAGCGTCCCGATGTGCGCCTTCCAAATCACGCTGCGCGGGGCATGCGGGTATGAGGCGTCCAGCAGCTGCTGGGTGGGCACCACCGCGTCGTTGGCCTTCGGCTCCAGCAGGATCGGCACCCGCCCCAGGAACTCGTCCAGCACCTGCCGTAGCGGCACAAGCCGCTGCTCCGCCCACCCGGCCCCCAGCAGCGGCCGGGCGTTCGTCTGGATCTGCTGGGCAACCTCCTCCGTCGTGAACGAACTCAGCAACCCCGTCCGGTTCGTCGTCCGGTCCACAGTCGGGTCATGCAAGCACCACAACTCCCCGGACGCGTCGACGTTGACGGAGATCTCCAGCGGGTACCGCATCGCCGCGGTAGCCCGGTATCCAGCCAGGGTGTGCTCCGGGCGCACCATGCCCCCACCACGGTGCCCGAAGTACACGGGGGATGACGGTGTTGCCCCACTGAGGAGCGTGTCGATGGTCTGGACGGCGTTCGGCAGGTACAGGGCTGCCGCCGACGACGCGGCAGCCGCAGTGGCCGCCGCCTGTGCTGCGGTCGCCTTTGCCGCCGCGTCGTCGGCGGCCGTCGCCACCAGGCTGTTGAGGCGGGCGGAGACAGTGCTCGCGATGTCGGAGGCGATCAGCGTGTAGCGGCGGCCGAACCCGAAGTCGATGAAGCATTCGGTGGCGTCCTCAGGTCCGTAGAAGGACACGGACCCGTCGGCTGCGGCGACTACGCTGGTGATCGGCACACCGCTGGTGTCGGTCAGGTCGGTGAGCTGGGTGCCGCCGACTACCGCGTTCCACACCTGGCCGGTGGCGCCGGGGCGGAGCAGGAGCTGGTTGCCGACCTGCTGCATGGCGTAGTCCGAGGTGGTGCCCCCGAAGAGGTGTCGCATGGTGTGTCCTTTCGGGGGTTAGGCGAGCCAGTAGGAGCCGTCGATGGTTAGGACGTCCCCGGCGCGCATGGGCCACGGTTGGGTGGTGTGCATGGTGAACACTTCGGGCGGCGTGGTGCTGCTGACGCTGTTGCTCATGGCGTACCGCAGGCGGGCGATCTTCGTGGTGGACAGGGTGGGGTAGATGACGGCGCTGCCGATGCCGTCGCCGTTGGTCCCGGTGAATGCCCAGTTGAGGATTGCCCGGTGGTTGGAGGCGGCCGGGTATCCGGGCGGCAGCGACACCATGATCGGCTCGGTGGAGGAGATCGGGTTCGCGGACGGGACCAGGTGGATGAGGAGGTCGACCCGCTTGCCGCGCACCGTGTACCGGCCGAAGTTCGTTGCTGACGCGCCCCATTGGATGGTGGTGCTGCCGACGGTCCACTGCGGGGTGTACGTGTCCTCCTCAACACCCGGTGACGTGAGCCACTGCCAGCCGGCCCCGTCGCCGACGTACAGCTTCGTGCCCTCGACGAGGAGTTGCCCCCTCACGCTCGGGCGGCGGGCGCCGGGGAGGCCGGGGACGGCGCCGCGGTCGGTGAACCAGCGGCGGTCGAGGACGTTGACGGCGGTGACGACGGAGGATCCGGCGGCGACGGTGCACTGGGCGAGCGGCATTTCGTAGTCGCCGTTCTCGTCGGCGGCGAGGGTTGGGGCGCTGCTGCCGCCGGTCTTGTAGGCGGCGCGGACGGTTTTGGCGCTCATGGAGGCCCGCAGGACGACCATGTCGACGCGGGCTGTTGTGCCCAGGTTCGCGGTGATCGGGATGTTCTTCGTCGTGTCGTTGAGGTAGTAGAAGCCGTTGACGAACGCCTCGCCGGCCTGGAGGACGACGTTGCCGCTGCCGTTGCCGCTGATCTTGAGGGCGGTGTCGGCGGGGTCGGAGGCGTGGACCCCGTCGATCCCCCACCTGCGGGCCATGCGGGACCACTGGGACTGGGTGGCGATCGGGGAGCCGTCGAACGGCGCGGAGAACTCAGCCATCTCAGGCCGCCTTCCGGGTCTTGACTCTGCCCAGGTCTCGTTTGAGCTGGGCGAGGAACTTGTAGATGCGGGCGACTGTGCCGTCGCCGTCGCTGGACCCGACGGCCACCTTCACGGTCACCCCGTCGGTGGCAGCGCAGGCGAGGGTGACTTCGCGGACGACGTCGGTCATCCACGATTCGCGGACCATTGCGGACACGGTGTCGCCGACCTGGTAGTCCCGCCCGTAGCGGAGTTGCGGGATGTCGATCGGGCTGATGGCCAGCGACCCTTGTCCCGCCCCGGAGGTGAGGGCTTCCTCGGCGGCCTGGTCCATCTGCGCGGCCAGGTCGACGGACGCGGTGTCGACGGAGGTGAGGTCGACGAACTGCTCCAGGACCAGACCGGGGAACAACGCATCCGTCCGGTCGTAGGTCTTGCACTGGCGGGGCGAGGACTGCCCGCCAGCGACGACGACGGCCCGGGTGCAGGTCGGTGGCGTGGTGGTGTAGTTGGCGTCGGTGAGGTTCCCCCGCCGGAACGCGAACCGGGCAGTGCCGCTGCGGTCAGTGGGTTCGTACACCTGGAACTGGAGGCCGCTCCCGACCTGGACGACGCGGAACCCAAGCCCGGCGGCGTTTGCGATGTCCTGGAGGACGGCGAACAGCGAGTCGAACTGGTTGAGCTGCCGGGTGATCGCCGGCCCGCGGTTCCCGTTGGCCGCGAGCGTCAGCAGTGCGTTCTTGCGGGACGCCAGCGCCCCGGGGCCGGCGTTCACGTTGACGAGGGTCCGCATGGCGGTCTCAGCCACCGTCGCGCTGATCTTGTACACGGCGTCCGCCTGCGACCCGATGGCACTGCCGGGGGCGGGCCAGCAGGTGTAGCGGGCCAGCATCTCCGTGTCGGAGACTCCACCGATGGTGAGCTTCCCGGCCCCTGAGTCGTCCTTGGAGCGGGACCAGTCGACGGTGCGGATCGGCCCCGAGTCGACCAGTGTGCCGTCGGCGGTGCGGATGATGAGCCCGTTGCCCTCGGCCAGCAGGTTCGCCTTCCCGGAGTCGGCGGAGATCTCCAGGACGAAGGACCCGATGGCGTTGTAGCGGGGTATGACGGTGAGGCTGGTGTAGTCGTCGACCTGCCCGATTCGCTCCAGGGCGGGGTTGCGGACGTAGACGCGGAGTGCGGGGCTTGGCATGGGGGTCCTCCTCTCAGGCGGCCAGGTAGCGGGGCTGGTACGTCATGCGGACCGAGGTGGCCGACGTGGAGCCAGCCACGGTCAGGGTGAGGTCGTTGACGCCGGTCTCCAGCGCCCACAAGGAGGAGGCGTCGGAGAGGTTGGGCCACAGGTTCGTGACCCCGTTGAGGAGCGCGGTCTGCTGGCGTTCGCGGGTGTCGATGACGATGGTGTCCGTGCCGGTGATGGTGCGGGTCAGGGCGAGGGTCTGCCCGGTCGTCGTGTTGGTGAGGGTGATCGAGGTGGCCGGTCCGGTGATCGTCCACACGGGGAGGGCGTCGTCGTCGCCGTCGTTGTCGACGGTGACCGACCCCAGCACCTGCGAGTCGCCCACGGTCAGCGGTAGGAACGGGAAGAAGTCGCCGCCCGTGCCGTTCTTCCATTCGGTGGTGACCTCTCCCCCGGTCCAGTACGGGGACGGGGCGGCGAAGGTGATCACCGCGATGCACCACCGGGCGCCCGCGGCGTCGAGGGACTCGTCGCCTTCCATGCCGTCCTGGTAGCGGACGCCGATGCTGCGGGTGCTTCCGTCCGGCTGGGTCAGGGTCAGGGTGCCCTGCCCGCGCTTGGGATTGAGGGCGCGGATGAACGTGCGCCGGCGGGCCAGGTAGGCGGCCCTGCTGTCGTTGGCCCAGAACGCGACCGGCAGAGTGATCGTCTTGCCTTGGGCGCGGACCTGGCGCACCTCGTAGCCGTCGATCCCAGGGGATTCGTCGGTGGCCATGGCGTAGTCGGGCATGTCGAGGCCCTTGATGCCGGGCTGCACCACCCAGCCGTGCTCCCAGTCTGTGAGGAGCGTCGTCACCCCCGCCGGGTCGGTGAAGGACACCAGGGGCATCTCGATGAGACGCGGCGGCCACTCCCACGGCGGCTGCTCCTGCGGCGGAGTTGATGAGGCGACCAGGATCGGCATCAGTTGGCTCCGCTCATGACGGGGCGGTGGAGCAAGTCCTGGGCGTCAAGCGCGTCAAGGATGCTCCGCCTGGAGGCCACCTCGGTTGTCCGTGCGTGGTAGTTCAAGATCCGGTCACCGGCGGTGTTGTTGACGGTGCTGACCTCGGTGCGGGCCATGGTGGCTGCGGCGGCGGACCGGACGGTGCGGGCCATGGAGACGGCGGCTGCTGCGGCCTGCGGGATGGTCTCGCGGACGCCGCCCACATAGCCGAGCCCGGTAAACCGGCCCAGGGCTCGCAGCACCTGCGACGGGGACTTGATGCGCAGTTCGACCTTGATGGTCTTCTGGATCTTCTTCGCCAGGTCCGCCATCGCCTTCACGATCGCCGACTCCTGCGCCTTCAGTCCGGCCAGGTACCCCTTCCCCGACATCGCCCCGGCGTCGTACATGACGTCGGCGGCGGACTGCCCGTAGGCGGTAGCGGCCTTCCCGATCTGCACCTGAGTGGCATTGATCGACTTGAGTTGGGCGTCGGTCGCCTTCACCAGGGCCGCGGCGTAGGGCGCGCCCTGGTCCGGGCCGGCGGCGATGAGCTGCCCGAGGAATTCCTTCGACAGGCCCCGCTTGCCGAGGGTCGCCAGATTCGCCGAGAAGGACTGGAGCTGGCCGAGGCGTACCTGCAGGCCGGACAGGATGCCGTCCGCACCGAACGGGAGACCCGAGTTCGGGAGGCTGGTGAGGGCGGTGAAGTTGCTGGCGTTCGCGGTGGTTTCGGCGGCGAACGCCTTGGCCTGGGCGATCTTCGCGGTGAGGGCGTCTCGCTGCCCGGCGAGCTTCTGGAGGGTCTTGTTCTGGGCGTTGAGGTTCTTGATGAGTCGGTCGTCGAGGGTCGTCTTGACGCCCTTGAACGCGTTCTTCACCGCGGTGGCCACGGTGGTCATGGCCTTGTCGATCGCGGACGCTGTTCCGGCGAGGGACTTGAGGAAGTTCGCGCCGACTGACGCTGCGATGGGGCCGGTGTCGATGCTCTTGCCGCCGACTCGGATGATGCCGCCGGTGGCGTACCCGGGGCCGCGGCGGAGCCCGGTGTTGATCTGTATCCCGCCGCCGACGATGCCGCCGAGGGCGTATCCGCCGGGCCGGTTGTACGCCCTGGACAGGGAGCCGTAGCGGGACAGGGCGTACCGCATGGAGGCGTAGATGTTCGCCATCGGGTCGACGCTGACCCCGTACATTTTGGGTCCGGTCTTACGGTACTTCCCGGCGTAGGCGTTGAACGTCGGCTCGATGACCTGCATGAGCCCGACGCTGGGCGTGCCGTTGATCCAGTTGATGTCGTTGCGGTTGACGGCCCGAGGGTTGCCGCCGCTCTCCTGGTTCATGCGGCGGAGCGTCGTGTTCACGAGGGACAGCGACTGGCCGACCTGCCCGAGGGCCTGGGTGACGACACCCCGGAACCGCTCCACCCCAGCACCGCCACTGCCACCCTCGCCTCCGTCGAGGTACCGCATGGGGTCGACGGTCTTGCCGTTGATGCGGGCTTCGAGGTGGAGGTGGGGGCCGGTGGTGTTGCCGGTGGCTCCGACACGGCCGATCTGCTGGCCGCGCTTCACCGTGTCCGACGCCTTCGCGAGCATGGCCGACATGTGGGCGTACAGGGACGACAATCCGCTGCCGTGGTTGATCTCGATGTGCTTGCCGTAAGGCCCAGAGTCGACCGCCTGCCGGATGACCCCGGAGTCCACCGCCCGGATCGGCGTGCCAGTCTTCGCCGGGAAGTCGAGACCGGTGTGCCGGCCGCTGGACCACATCAGCCCCGGCTTACCGAACGGGGTGCCGTAGGGGGCCGAAACGGGCTTGAGCCACTGCCCGGTGCCCTCGACGATGTCCTTGCCGCGAATGTAGTTGATGGCCTTGTCGATCAGCCCGATCGGGGCTTGGGCGATCATGCCGGGCCAGCCGGACTTGTTCTTCCCCAGGGCTTTGATGATGCCCTTCTTCACCGGGGAGAACGCGGACTCGGCCAGGTCGGCGAGACCACCCCGAGCAACATCGGCGCCCTTGGAGAGGACGCTGCCGACGGCGTTGGTGATGCCGTCGAAGATGCCGCCCTCCGCGAACCCACGGAACTGGCGGAGGGACTGGCCGCGCATGGCGGCTTGGTTGACGGCGTGGAGCCGGGCCCGCTCATACGGGTCGCGCATCGCCTCGGAGACGTACACGCCCTCGCCGCGGCGCATGGGCACCAGCTGGTCGTCGCCCTGCCGCCACGACGACTGGCCGGGGAGGATCCCGCCGCGGGCGAAGCCCTTTGGCATGCTCATCGGCTTGAGGTCGGGGACACCGGGGATTTTCGCTGCGGTCTTGTTCCAGACGGAGACGATGCCTCTGTTGTAGACGACGTCGATCCAGAACTTGATGGGGGCTTTGACGAGGGCTTTGAGCCCGTCCCAGATCTTTCCGATGCCTCTCTTCACTCCGTCGAATGCGCTTGTGAGCCCTTCGGCGAAGGTGTCGAAGCCCCGACGGACCAGGGCCCAGGCGGCGGTGGCGGTGCGCTTGACGTTCCCCCAGAGCTCGGCCCATTTGTCGCGGATCCCGTCCTTGACCCACGTGAAGATCCGGAGTGCTTTGTCCTTGAGGTCGGTGAACCATCGCACTGCGCCGCGTGCGATGTCGGGGATGATGCTGTGGCCGAGGAGGACGTCGAACAGCCACTTGAACCCGGCGACGATGCCCTTGACGACCTTCCCTACGATCGTGGCGAGCTGTGCGATCCACCCCAGCACCTTCACGACGATCGGGATGAGGAACGCCAGTGCGGCCCCGAGGCCCTTGACGAGGAGCCCGGCGACAAACCCGACGACTGCCAGGAGGGGGCGCAGGGCGAGCGTCACCAAGCCGAGGAGCGGGGCAAGGAGTTGTCCGACGGCGCCCACCAGCTGCCCGATGATCGGGAACAAGGGCTGCAACGCGGGCAACAACTGTGCGAACGTGTCGGCGACGATCTTGATGATGGGGGCGAGGGCCCCAATCGCCACCGTCAGAAGCTGCCCGAACAGGCCGGCGAACTGGGTGATGATCGGAGCGAGGGGCGTCAGCACCGCGGTGAGGAGCTGGGCGAGGATCGTGACGATCTGCACGATCACCGGCACCAGCGGCATGATCGCGGGCATGAGCGCCTGAATAGCCTGGACGAACACCCCGGCGAAGGTTGCCGCCAGTTGGCCGACGAGCGCGATCAGCGGAGTGATGGCAGGCATCAGCGCCATGAGGACGTCGCCGATCAGACCGCCGATCAGCTCCACAATGGGAATCAGCGACGTGATGACCGACGTCAGCGGGCCGACGAGCGCACCCACGACTTCGACGATCACCTCAGCAATGACCGCCAGCACGGGGGCGAGCGCGGTGATGATCGCCGTGAGCAGGTCGCCGATGGGCTTGAGCAGCGGCATCAGGGCGGTGACTACCGCGATGAGCCCTTGGCCGATCATGTCGATGACGGGCAGCAGGGCCGTGATGATCGGCATGAGTGCTTCGCCGAGAGTCTGGGCGAGCTGGGCCAGGACGGGGCCAAGCGCCTTGGCCAGGGCGGTGATCGTCGGGGCCAGGGCCGCGAGGAGCGGCAGGACCGCCTGGAGGACCGCACCGAGCGTTCCGGCGATGAGTCCGGCGATAGCCTGCACAGCCCCGAAGATCGCCTTGAGTGCTGCCTGAATCTCCGGCAGTGCGGTGACCCGGCGAATCTCCTCCAGCGCCGCCCCGAAGACGGCAAAGAAGTCGCCGCCCCCGTCGGCCGCCGCCCCGAAGACGTTCTTGATGATGCCACCCAGGTCCGCCAGGACTCCCCCGAACTGGACCGCGACGTCGAGGGCGGTGTTGATGGCCTCTTCGAGGCGCCCGTTCTCCAGGCCCTTGGCGAGCTTGTCCATGGCCCGGTCCATGGCTTCGCCGGCGCCGCCCGTGATGCGGTCCCAGGCGGGCCCTGCGGCGATGGTGAGCTGGGACAGGCCGGTGACGATCTGGCCAGGGATCTTGTTGATGTTGCCGAGCCCGTTACGGATGACATCGAACGTGCCCTTAAGCTGCCCGGACTTCTCCAGGTTGCCGACGGCAGTGAGCGCGTTCCGCCCCATGGCGCCAAGCTCGCTGGCAGCCCCGACGAATCCGGCCCGAACGGCGGGCAGGATGCGGGTGCCGACAGTCTGAAGGCGGGTGCCGAGCCCGTCGAACAGGGCGTCCTGGACGTCGAGCTTCATCGCCCGCCAAGCGGGGGCCATCTCTTTGAGGATGTTGACGAAGCTGCGGGCGTTGGGGCTGAGCTTCGAGATGGCGGTGTCGAGCTTGGTGGTCTGCGTGGCTGCGCTCTGCTGGGCGTCGGCAACAGCCCTAGTGGCGTCGGCGACTGCCTGGTGGGCGTCGGCCAGGCCGCGCTGCTGCTCGGCGACCTGCTCGTTCGCCGCCCGGATTCGTTCTTGCGCCTGCACCACCGCGTCCGAGCCCGACACGCCGGCCTTGTTCGCCGCGGCCGTGTCGACCTGGAGGCGTTTCTGCTGCCTCGACTGCTCCTCGGCCGCCGCCCGTGCCCGCTCTACCGCAAGGTTGGCCTGCTGGATCTGGAGTTGGGTGGCGGTGGGGTCGGAGCGGGTCTTGGCGAGGTCGAGTTCGGCTTGCTCGATGTCGAGCGCAGCCTGCTTCTGGTCCAGGGCACCTTGGCGGAGCCGCTGGTTCATGTCCTCTAGGTCGCGGATGGCCTGCCGTCGGGCGGCGGACAGGTCCGCTTGGGCTTGCCGGGCGGCACGTTGGGCTTGGGACAGGTTGCGCTCAGCGTCGGCAACACCGCGCTGCGCGTTGGCGAGGGACCGCTGGGCGGTTTCGACCTGCCGGGTCGCAGTGACCGCAGCCTTCGCTTCGGCGGGGGCGGGGTTGAGAGCAGCCTTGATGGCGTCGCCGACCCCCGATGTGCCCAGTTTGATGGCGCCGAAGGCCGTGGCGAGAGTGAGGACGCCGGGGGCTGCGACGGCGGCGAGCGGCCCGAGCTGCCCGACCGCTGACCCCATCGCGGAGAGCTGTGGTGTGGCCAGGAACGCCGCAGCGGCAATCTTTGCTATGCGCCCGGAGAGGATGCCTGCCTGAGCGGCGGCGTTGCCGCCGCTCCCACCGAAGCCTCCAAGAGCGTTGGTGATTCCGGCGAGCCCGAGAATGCGGGTGCGGATGTTGACGGTGCGGTCGCGCGCGGCGTGGTTGAGCGCCGTGTTCGCTGCGGCGGTGTCGGCGTGAGCGGCGATGCGGGCAGTGCGCCGCCGGGTGAGGTTGGCCAAGTCGTTCGCGGCGACCCGGGTGTCAACGTCGACACCGAGACGGACACGCTGACGCTGGGTGAGGCCACGGAGTTCGTTCGCGGCAACCCTGGTGTCGAGGGTGGCCCGGAGCTGGACGAACCGGTCGGCGGTCAACTTGTCGAGGGCTCTCTCAACTCGCTTGTACGCCGCATCGTTGATCTTCGCGGAGACGGTGATGTCGACGGCACTGTCCCGGGTCAGCTTCCCCAACGCCAGCTCGGCTGCGGTGCTGTCGACGCGGGCGGTGAGCCTGATGGTGCGGTCGGCGGTCAGCTTCCCGAGTGCCGCCTTCGCCGCGGTGTCGTCGAGCTGTGCGGTGACTTTGACGGTCCGCTGGTCGGTGAGTTTGCCGAGTGCGGTTCGGGCGGCGGTGTCGTCGAGCTCGGCCCGGACCTTGACCGTGCGGTCGCGGGTGAGGCGGGTCAGGGCGGTGGTGGCGGCCTTGTCGTCGAGCTCGGCGGTCACCTTGAGGGTGCGCGCCTTGGTGAGCTTGGTGAGCTTGGCCTCGGCCACCGTCGTCAGGAGGTCAACACCAACTCGCACGGTGGGGGTGGCGGCGGCGAGCTTCCGGCGGATCCCGTCGAGGATCTGGTCACCAGCGACTTCGCCGGCGAGCTTGGCGGGCTGGCGGATCGCGGAGGGCAGCTCGACACGGAGCCGGTCGCCGAACTGGGTCGTGTCTGGGATGACGGAGACCCGGGTGGACCCGACGAGTGTCGGCTCGGCCATGCTGCCCTCCCCTCCTACGGTGCTGCTTCGAGTTCGCGGAGCTTGCTGGCCCAGTGGTCGATCTCCGCTTGATCGGCCTGGGCGCCGGGTGAGAACTGGTTGAGGACTGCCTCGGAGTAGGCCGTCCCGGCGGCTTCGAGTTCGGCTTGCCGCTCGTCAACCGCTGTGGCCGGGGACTCGACCGGCGGCATGTCCGGCGGGTCGCCTTTGAGGTGGGCGGCCCACAGGACCCGGATCATGAGGAGGAGGGCGTTGTACTGGGCGGCTTGCAGGTAGGTGCCCTGTGTCCACCGGCGCCCGTCCAAGTCCCCGGCGGTGGCGGCCTTCGTCGCGGAGTCCTCCGGCAGGTGCTCGACCAGGTCCCGGAGTTCCGCCCAGGTCATGGACCCCTCCCCCCAGGACATGGCCCAGACCTCCTCTATGCGGCGGCCTGGGTAGTACCGCTGGAGGTCGGCGCGGACGGCTCCTGGATGCTCTCGGAGGAGCTGGAGGAGCCAGAGTCTTCCCCCTGGGTGGTGCCTGCCTCCCCGTCCATCTCGTCGAGGATGTCCTTGAGTTCGCCTACGGTGAGCTTGGCGACGGACACCAGCCGGTCGAAGGCGTCCTTGGGTCGGGCGATCTCTCGGAGGACGTTGAGGTTGGCGTTGCCGCCCTTCTCCTCAACCTCTTCGATGACCTCCAGGGGCCAGTTGTCCTGCACGGGGAAGCTGCAGGTCTCCTCGATGCCGTCGGCGTTCTCGAAGACGACGTCGAGGAACTGGACCTTGGCGGCGGAGGCGCGCTGGGCGCGCATCTGCTGCAGCCGGATGACCTTGCGGTTGGGCTTGGACATGGTGTGGGTTCCTTACTTGGGCAGGGGCGGGGCGGGGGCTTGCAGGTGGCCCGTCGTGCCGCCCCCGCCCAGGGTTGGAGCGCGACGGACCACCAGTCGGGGGGTTAGTCCTCGGGGAGCGCCACGTCGGTGATCATGTGCTGGACGGACTGGGCGCCACCCGGGGCGCTGAGCGCGGTGAAGGTCAGCTCGTAGTTGGAGCTGTCTTCCGCCGAGTGCTTGCGGGCGCCACGGTCGGACACGCCGCAGCGGGCGATCATGATGCGGTGGCGCTTGCCGCCGTAGATGACGTCCAGGCCGAGGGCGATCTCCACCGTGTCCTGCGTGCTGCCGGACCCGAAGCTGATGAACTGCTTCTTCGCCGGCGGACCCACCGCCGCCGGGGTGCTCGTCATCTTCGACATCTGCACCTGGTAGTACAGGGACAGCAGCTGGGCGGTGGTCTCCCGGAACGTGAGCTTGAACGTCTGGGTGCGCTTCTTCGCGAGGTCGACGACGGGGGCGTCTTCGCCCCAGGCGTCGAGCTGGGTGCGCTCCTCCGCCATGGCCTCCTCCAGGCCGTCCGGGGTGATGAAGCCCATGTCGACGAAGTCGGTGCCCCAGGCGAGTTCGGGGCCGAGGGGGAACGTGCTGCCGACGGGGGCCGCATACGCCTTGCCCGCTGTGGCCACGATGATGTTGGTCGAGTCGCCCACGACGGGCCTCCTAGCTGTTCGGGAGGGGTGGGCGGACGCTCATCCCCAGGATCATGCCGACACGGCTGATGCCGGTGTTGGGCTCTTCTGGTCGGTCTTGCGGGCCGGTCTCCTCGGAGATCCCGGCGACGATCCCGTCAGCGGTGGGCCGGCCCGGCAGCAGTTCCCACTCGGCCCGCACGCGCAGCGCGAGGCGCATAGCCGCGCCTTCGGTGGTGTCGTAGCAGTCGACGGAGAACCGGGGCCGGTCCCGCGTGGCAGGGTCGGACCAGCCGCGCATGTCGCTGGTCCCGCCGACACGGAGCACTCTGACGAGCGGGAGCGCGGCGTCGAACGCCTTGCCCTCGGGGAGCTTCGAGGCCACCCGCACGCCGGGCATGGCGGCGGCGAGCAGGTCGACGGCGATCTGCTTGGCGTCGGGCAGGACCAGTGCGGCCATGGCTACTTGCCTGCGGCCTTCTGCGGCACGTTGCCGGTCGTGGGGTTCTTCTCCCCGGCGGTCTTGGCGGCGTCGTCGCCCTTCTTGTCGACGACTTCGGCGAAGCCCTTCCAGCGGTGGACCTCGTCGGCGGGGACGTCGACGGTGTCGCCGGGCTTCTTGTCGCCACGCCAGAACGTGAGCTTCATCTTCACGGCGTCAGACATGGTGGTTGCCTCCTGCGGCGTCGAGAGCGTTGCCCAGCACGTGCTGAGGCAGATGAATACGGCGGCCGTTACGGTCGGTCTGCCGGGTGCCGTACTCCACGTAGACCGCGTAGTGGACCGGGGCATCCACATGCACCGCCCCCGTATCCGGGTCGGGAAGGTCGACGCGGTGGATGGTGTCCCGGTACAGGCCGGTGTCGACCGGGGCGGACAGCTTTGCCGCGGCGACCACTGCGTCCGCACGGGCCGCCATGTCGGCCCGGACCGCCGGGTCGTGGACCAGGTCGGCAATGGCGTCCTCATCGAGGTCGATACGGATGCGGCTCATCCCGCCACCTCCAGCAGGCGCACCGTCTGCCCCGACAGCGGACCAGCCTCCTGAACATCCAGCGGAACCCCGTCGACCTCCCAGGTACGGCCGTCCCACTCAACGCGCTGCCACTCCGACACCCATGGCGCGCGGCGAGGCATGCACAGTTGCGCTGCGGTGACCGTCTGGTCCTTGGCTTCCTTCGACTCCGTGGACGACGCGTAGTCGACGGTGCACCCGTACACCGGTGTGCGGGTGGCGTGCGCCCAGTCCCGAACCACGGTGTTGTAGTCCCCGGCGACCAGCGGCGCATCGACGAGCACCACGGTTTGGCGTCCGATGTGGCCCGGCATCAGCCCACCACCAGCGGATCGAACCGAAACAGACCACAGGTGCGCAGCAGATCCACCACCGACGCGGCAAGCTTCTGCGTCTGCTCGCCGTCCCGCAGCGCCCGCTTCGAGAACGACCTGATCCCCGTCGACATCGACTGCAAGTCCGACTGGGCCTCAGTCTCGTCACCCCGCTCCAGCATCCAATGCACCTGCTGGACCGCCGCCTGCCGCAACACCTCCACAACCTCGGCGTCAGCAGGGTCGTACCACGCCCCCAGAAGGGCACGGTCGACCCGCTGCGACGCCAGAGTCAGCAGGCGCACAGCATTCGGCGGGGCCGGCTCGGGGGCCAGCCACGCGGCAAGGTCGGGGACGGTCGCGTAGGGCACCGGCTACTCCTGGCCCTCGGTCTGGGCACTGTCCTCGCGGGCGTCCTCGACGACCTGGGCGTAGTCCTGGCACTCCTGCTTGGTGGCGTCCTTCGCCTCATCCGGGTCCATGCCCAAGGCGATGGCGTACTCCCGCCAGGTGTCGACCTTCGCGTTCGCCGCAGGCTTCTTCGGCAGGTCCGCCGCCGGACCGTCGTCGCCGGCCGGCGCCTCGGAGGTCCGGGGCTCCGACTTCGAATGCACGTCGCCGCGCGCCTCGCTGGGGCGGCCGTCGACACTCGCGTGCTCCGGGCCGCGAGCGCCCTCGCCCGCGTCGCCAACGACACCCGTGTCGGTCTCCTCGACGGCGTCAACCCACTCCACCAGTTGCTGGCGGGACATGGTGGACGCCTTCGTCGCGAGGAGCCCAAGGCGTACCGCGTAGGTGGCCCACGCCCCGGTGTGGTCGCCCGGCTCCGGCTTCTCCGCAGCCCCATGCACGTTCTTCCCGACCCAGGTGGCAACGGGGGCGTCCGCACCATGCTGGATGACCTGCGGCAGCACCGCCTGGTCCGGGTCCAGCAGCGGGTCACCGTCCTCCGCCAGGCGCAGTTCCCCCCGGGACACCTGGGCGACCATCATCGGGTCGAGCGGCTCGTCGAGCAGGACCCGCATGCCACCCGCGCCAACGTACTCGCGGGCTGCCATCACAGGCTCCGGGCGAGCTTGAACGCGGTGACGGTACCGGTGAACCCGGACTCGAAGTCGACGTGGAGCTTCCCGCCGTGCTGGAGGTAGCGGGCCTCGGAGAACGGGCCGATCCACCGGGTGCCGGAGGCGCCGACGGACACCTCGGTGTCGCCCTGGGTGCGCATCCAGGCCGGGCCGTCCTTGCCGCCGGCGCGGACGGTGACCTTCTTCGCGGAGCCGGCCGAGTTCGCGACGCGGAGCACGGTGCGGGACGGGTCGGCGGTGTTGATGACGACGCCGTTCGTCACGAGCGTCGAGTCGATCGTGGTGCCGGTCGGGTCGGCGACGTCGGTGACGCCGAGGTTGGTCGGGGTGAGAGCAGTGCGCGGCATGATTCCTCCAGAGAGAACGCCGACGAGGTGGTGGGAGGGATCAGGCGGACGGGTCGACGTAGGCGACGGCGATGCCCTCGGGACGGATCAGCTTCGCGCCGTACACGTGAAGGCCACGGACGGCGTCGGCGATCGTCGACTCCAGTCGCAGCGCCTCGGTCTCCAGGATCTGGTCCACGAAGGTGAGGGCACCGGGGTAGCCGGCCTGGATGACCTGGGTGTCCGACGACGGGTTCGGGGTGACGTTGGACTCCAGGACGTCGAAGCCGGCGGCGCGGCCGACGATGCCGTTGCGGAGGCCCTGTTCGCTGCCGGAGGCGTCGACGCGGACAAACCGGTCGTCCTGGAGGAGCGCCCCGGTGAACTCCGGGCTGACGACGACGTACCGGTCCATGCCGGGGACGTTGGCCCTGTTCAGCTTGGTGCGGAGCGGGATCAGGACCTTGTCCCAGGCGTCCTTGGGGTTGGACACGATGTTGACCGGGGAGCCGGAAGAGCCGACGACGTTGGACGGGGCGACCCCGGTGTACAGGGAGGCGACGTACCGGTCGGCCTGGGCGGCGAGCTTCCTGGCCGCGCGCTGGGTGGTCTTCGCCATCGGGTTGAGGGCGACCTGCGCCTTGTCGACGTCGTCGAGCTTGAACGCGAACGCGTCGCCCTGGTCGATGGGCAGGTCCAGCCCGGCGGTGTCGATGTCCTCGTAGTTGATCGTGTCGCCGGACTTGTAGGGGAAGATCGACGGGTCGCCGATGGTGACGATCCGCACCGACTGGCCCTGCGAGGTGATCTCACCCTCGTAGTCGCGGTTGACGATCTGGGGCTGCGCGTAGACGAGTGCCTCGTCCAGACCGGCCAGGATCTGGGCGGACCAGATCTGGGGCTTGAACAGCGCGACCGACATGGTGGGTCCTTATCCGGCCCTGCCCAGGTAGCGGTCGAACCGCCCTTCGGCCATGGCCTGGTTGATCTGCTTGGGAGTCATGCGAGATAGATCCGCCTCGCCCAGCTGCTTCTTGCTCCCACCGGCCCCGTCCATCGGTGCACCACCTGCGGGGGTGGGCTCCGGCTCCTTGGGCTGCGGCGCCTTGGCCGCGAGCTTGGAGTTGCTGTCGACTGCCGTCTTCACTGCCTTGCCGACCTGGTCGTCGAAGTCGGCCGCGGTCGGGTCGAGCTTCGAGATGGCGTTGGCGAAGTTGCGTGAGTCGAGCAGTGCGTCGGGGTCGCCGCCGTGCCTCGACGCCGTCTTGTAGACGGCGAGTTCGACCTCTCGCTGGCGGGCGCGATCGTCGGACGCCTTGGTCCGGGTCTGCGCCTCTTCCAGCTGCTGGGCGAGCTCTTCGGGGGTGGGCGGCTTGGCCTCGTCGGTCTCCAGGCCGAACGCCTTGGCCACCCGCTTCATGAGGGTGTCTTGGTCGTCCTTGGCCTTCTGTTCCAGGGCTTCGCGCTTGGCCTTCTCGGCTGCGACGTCGCCGCGGAGGTTCTCGACGAGCTTTTCGAACCGGGCGGGGTCGAAGTCGCCTTCGAACTTGGGCGCCTTGGCCTTGGGTTCGCTGGGCTTCGGTTCGGTGACCGGCCCGGAGGGGGTGGTGGGTGCGGCCGGCTCTGGCTGGGCCGGTGCGGCTGGTGCGGCCGGGGGGTTGGGCGGGGTGGCCGACTGGGTGCCGGGGTCTGCCGTGGTTCCCTCGGGTGCTGCGGGGGCGGGGGTCGTCATCTCGGTGCCTCCTTGGGCGGCCTGCACGCGTTGGCGGCGCCTTGTCCGCTGGCGTGTTAGCCCAGATGTTAACCCTGAACCCACCACAATGCTGCACAATCAAAGGTCATAGCGCAAGATGTCCTTAGATTCCAAGGATCAAGGGGTGGTGGGGGATGGTCAGCAGCAACCGCATAGCCGACACCGCGCGGCAACTCCCAGCCGCACTACGCCGCATCGAGCAACAGGCCGCCCACGACGCCGCAGCCCCCCTCGCCCGCGCACTCGCCGACGCACAGAAGACCGCCACACGGCAATGGCTCCACGCCACCGACCGGCAGGCACTCCCCTCGCCCAGCGCCCTGGACCGGCTCATCACGGCCATCAAGCAGGCGCTCGCCGACGCGTTCCGAGGCAAAGGCAAGCTGGCCACAGACACCATCCGTATCGCCGCGTTCAACTCCGCCCAGCTCAGCGCCCGGCAAGCCTCCGCGCTCGCCGCCACCATGAGCGGCACCCCCACCCCGCCGGTACGACCCACCATCGGATCGGAAGCCGCCACCACGGCCGACGCCGTACCCGCAGCAGTCGAAGACGAGCACCAGCGGGCCCTGGCGCTCCTCACGGCGGCCAGCGTCACCGCCCTCGGATTCGCAGGCGTCACAGGGGTGTTCAACCGGGCCCGGCACGCCGTCACCCGCATCGCCCGCCACGCCGCAGTCGCCGTCACCAGTGCTGCCGCACACGCCGCCACAGCAGTCGCCCGCGCTATCGGGCCCACCACCCGGCTCCTCTGGGTCGCCGAACCCGGAGCCTGCCCCGCCTGCGCCGCCTACGCCGGGCGCAGCGTCACCGCCGGCCAACGGTTCCCCGCCGCCCTCAGCCTCGACCCGCGGCGCACCGTGTTCGCCACCGCCCCCACAGGTCCCCCGCTGCACCCGCACTGCCGGTGCTGGACCATCCCCTACTCCCCCACCTGGCCCGTCGACGGCACACCACTACCCACCCTGCTACGCCGGGCCGCACAAACCGATAGGAGGGCCTGATGGCCAACAAGCAGGAGGCCCCGAAGCCCCGAGGGACGATGGCACGCGACCGGTGGGACCAACTCCGCGAACTCCACGCCGAAGGGAAGGGCCGCAACGTCATCGCCCGCGAGATGGGCATAGCCACGGGCTGCGTATCCCGCACCGCAGAACACCTCGGCCTCACCTTCGACCGGTCCGCCATCCAGGCAGCGACAGTGGCGCGCGTCGCCGACCTCGCCGAACGCCGATCCCTCCTCGCCGAGAAGCTGACCGACATTGCCGAGGAGTCGCTCCAGAAGATCCACGAGCCGACCACCGTGTACGCCTTCGGCGGCAAGGAGAACAGCTTCAACTCCGAGACCTTCCCCGAAGCCCCCCACGCCGAGCGGCGCATCCTCATCATGGCCGCCGGCGCCGCCATCGACCGCAGCCTCAAGCTCGCACCCCCGGAGCAGGCCACCGGCGGCGCCGACGAGGCCAAGTCGATGCTCGGGAAGCTCGCACAGGGCATCAGCGCCCTGGTCAACGACGACACCGGCGGCAGCAGCGAGTCCGCCACGTGAAAGCAGCCGAGCTTGGGATGTCCCGGAAGCAGTTGGACTTCGTCGCGAACAGCAACGCACGAATCAACATCGCTTCCGGGTCAATCCGTGCTGGCAAAACTATCTCCACGCTGCTGCGGTGGATCATGTACGTGGCCACGGCACCCTCCGGTGGGGAGCTCGCGGTCATCGCGAAGACCACCAACACCGCGGCGTCGAACGTCTTCATCCCTCTCCAGGACCCGAACCTCTTCGGCCCGCTGGCGCAGCACGTGCACTACACGCGGGGTGCGCCGACCGCGACCATCCTGGGTCGGCAGGTCCGGGTCATCGGCGCGAATGACAGCAGAGCGGAGGAGCGCCTGCGAGGCATGACCTGCGCAGGCGCCCTCGTCGACGAGGCGACGCTCGTACCGCAAGAGTTCTGGACACAGTTGCTGGGCCGCATGAGCGTGCCCGGGGCGAAGCTCTTTGCCTCCACCAATCCCGGGTCGCCGGCCCATTGGCTAAAGCGGGACTTCATCGACCGCCGTGACGAACTAGGCATCCGGTACTGGCACTACGTGCTCGACGACAACCCGTCTCTGGGCGACGACTACAAGAACTCGATCAAAAACGAGTTCGTGGGCCTCTGGTACCGCCGCTTCGTCCTCGGGGAGTGGATTGCTGCCGAAGGTTCGATCTTCGACATGTGGGATGAGGAGAAGCACGTCGTCGACACGCTGCCCGAGATCGCCAAGTGGATCAGCGTTGGCGTGGACTATGGCCAGACCAACCCGTTCCACGCCACCCTCCTCGGCCTAGGACGGGACCGCCGGCTGTACGCGGCTTCCGAGTGGCGGTACGACGGCCGCCAGCAGCGGCGCCAGCTCACGGATATTGAGTATTCGGAGCGCATGCGGGGTTGGCTGTCGAACGTCGCTGGCATAGGCCCGGTCCGGCCTCAGTTCGTGACGGTGGACCCTTCGGCGGCTTCGTTCTCTGCCCAGTTGCGGCGCGACAGGCTCACCCCGACGCCGGCGAACAACGCCGTGCTGGATGGCATACGCACCATGTCGAGTCTTCTCTCTGCGGGCAAGCTCGTCGTCCACTCCTCCTGCAAGGCGCTGATCGGCGAGATGCCGGGCTACGCCTGGGATGACAAGGCTGCTGAGAAGGGTGAGGACAAGCCCATCAAGGTTGCCGACCATGGTGTCGACGCCCTCCGCTACGCGATCTTCACTACTCGTGCCCTGTGGCAGCGCCAGCTCGCCCTGGCCGCCTGATCGAAAGGATCTGTCATGCCGCTGCCTCCGTCTGGGAACACCCCGTGGCCGCCCCCTCGCCTGGAGATTCCGCATGCCGACATGGACATGTGGCGGGCCTGGTACGCCGGCGACACCGGGCATCTGGCGCAGGTGTACGGGGGCACGGCCGCCTACACCCGGAACGGGATGGCGCGCGCGTACTTCGACGTGGACCGGCGCCGTGCGGTGGGCGGTGATGAGTTGCGGATGTTCTGGGGGCAGGACCCGTCACCAGGCCAGCAGGCGGCAAAGCTGCATGTGCCGATCGGCGGGGACATTGCGGAGATGTCCGCGAACTTGCTGTGGGCCGAGGTGCCGCAGGTGACTGTCGACTTGGACTCGACGGACAGGGCGACGGCCGTGTCGACGCAGGCGCAGATCGGCCGGTACCTCGACGACCGGGGTCACGCGAAGATGCGGGAGGCCGCCGAGCTGGCCGCCGGCTTGTCGAACGTGTACCTGCGAGTGGTGTGGGACAAGACGTTGCGCCCTCGCCCGTGGTCGGACGTAATTCAGGCGACCGCTGTGGTCCCGGAGTGGCGGTGGGGCATGCTCGCCGCGGCGACGGTGTGGCGGGAGCTGGAGCCACTGGATGACGGCGAGGGTGTGTGGCGGCTGCTGGAGTACCACACCCCGGGGCTGATCGAGTACGGGGTGTACAGGGGCGATGCCACCACTCTCGGCATGCTGATGTCGTTCGCCGACCATCATGAGACCGAGTTCCTCGTGCAGCGCACCGACCCCCACGGCCGGCAGGCGACGGGCATCGACCGGCTGCTGATCACGCACATGCCGAACGTGCTGCCCAACAGAATCTGGGACGGGGTGCCGGACACCGCCCCGCTCGGGCGCTCCGACTATGCGGGCATCGAGCCGATGATGGACGCGCTCGATGAGAGCTGGACGTCCTGGATGCGGGACCTGAGGCTGGGCAAGGCGAAGGTTGTGGTGCCGCAGTCAATGCTCGACACGGACGGCCCTGGGTCGGGTGCCAGCTTCGACTTTGACAGGGAGCTGATCGTGGCCCTCACGGGGCTGCTGGGTGCGGAGACGATGAAGGACTCGATTACCGAGGTCCAGTTCAAGATCCGGGTCGAGGAGCATGAGCGGACGACGAAGGCGTTGCGCCGGCAGATCTTGGCGTCGGCCGGCTACTCGGCGCAGTCGTATGGGGAGGAGGGGTCGGTGGCGGTGACGGCGACGGAGGTCGCGGCCCGCAAGGAGGAGTCGCTGACGACCCGCGGCTTGAAGGTCTTGTATCAGCGGCCGGCGCTGCTGGAGCACCTGACGACGCTGATGCAGGTCGACGTGAGGCACTGCGGGGCGAAGGGTGTGGACCCGGCGGTGGAGTTGACCGCGTCGTGGCCTCAGGCGGTGCAGCCGGACCCGGAGGCAACGGCGCGCACCTTGTCGCTGCTGGACGCGGCGGGGGCGATCTCGACGTTCATGAAGGTGAAGATGCGGGAGCCGGCCTGGGATGACGCGGAGGTGTTGACGGAGGTGCGGCGGATCAGGGACGACAAGACGCAGGAGACGCCGGCCGGGGATCCGTTCAGCGCGCGCACCGAGGGCCCGGACGAGGAGCAGCCGGACGACGATGTGGAGCCCGGGTACGACGAGGGCCAGTCGGAGGAGCCGGACGAGGACGAGGAGGAGCCGGTGGGCGGGGGCTCGCGGCCTGAGGTGGCGGCTTAGCGGCGGCGGATGCCCTTGCGGGCGGGGAGTGTGCGGTAGCCGGTGGCCTTGCCGTGGCTGCGTTTCCGGGCTCGGGCCCAGCGGTGTGCGAAGCGCTGCCGGGTGGCGAAGGCCCAGCGCCATTGGGCTTGGGATCGGACCTTGCCGCGTTGTCTGGCCATGGGGTTCTCCGTTCGTTGACCTGCTTGGAGTGTTCCCGCTGGCCGCGCCCGCACAACGCCTCGGGCCCGCCAGATGGTTCAGGGCGGGCCCAGGTTGGGGGTGGTTACATCTGCTGGAGGTCTTCGTTGTGCATGGCGAGGGTGTCGTCGGTGCTTGCCGCTTGGTCGACCGTGCCGTCGGGGAGAACGTGGGTGGCGGTGACGATGACCCATCCGCCGTCGGGGCGGAGGTGGATTCGGTGGTCGGCGTCGGGGTCCCGGTGCTCGGCGAGTAGGGCGAGGACCTGGTCTCGGGGCAGGTTGATGCGCGGGTAGCTGGCCGTCACGTGTTCTCCAGGACGTATCCGGTGCGGCGGGCTGCCCCGTCGCGGGTGGTGGGTGTGGTGTGGAGCTTGTCGGCTCGCATCCAGCGGGGGCGGATCTCGCGCCCGTCGCGGGTGACGGTTGCGACATAGACCTTCCGCATGCCGTCGATGTCGGTGGCGCCGATCGGGGCGTTGGTGATCCGGATGCGGGTGGGCCCATCTGACGGGTGGTGACGGTTGCTGAGGCTGCGGTAGGTCTGTCCGGGCTGGATCATCGCGGGGGCTCCTGGGTTGTGTTGTCGGCGGCGAGGCCGTCCAGTGCGTGAGCGATCCTCTCGGCGGCTACACCGCGCGTGATTTCGTCCTCAGGGGAGGCGAACTCGTCGTACTGCCCCAGTTCGTCCTGCAGGGCGCGTACTCGGTCCAGGGTGCCGCGGAGGCGGGTGTTCTCCTCGGTGAGGGTCGCGGCCCGGTCGGCAGGTACGGGCTCCTCGGCGGCGAGTGCACGCAGCCGGGCGGCGACCTCGTGGCCGTAGAACTGGTTCACGTACTGGTTCTCGAAGTACGCCACCGCCGCATCCAAGGGGGATTCGGGCATTGTCAGCTCTCCTTCAGCAGGGGGTTGACCTCGGGGTGGGTGTAGCGGATCGACATACCCAGCGACGCGGCGTACCGGATCTCCGCGCGGGTGCTGTCGCCGATGTAGTCCCCCACCACCAGGACCTCGTCCGCCAACCGGATCTTCGCCCGGTGCAGGGCGTCGAGGCGGGCCTTGAGCGGCTCGGCCTGCTCGGGGGTGCCCCACAGGGCGTGGGGCTCCTTCATGTTGCAGCCCGGCGCGACGACGATACGGCCGGCGGCGGTCTCCTGGAGGTTCGCCTCGTGCATGTCGGCCATGAACCGGGTGCTGCCGCAGATGACGACGATGCGGGGCAGGTCGAGGCCTTGCTTGGCCTGGGCGAGCTTCTCTTCGGCGGTGAGGTACTGCGGGTACGGCATGGTGTTCTCCTTCGGGTTGTGGGCTGCCGTGCCGTACACAGCAGCCCAGGGGCGGTCAGGGGATTTCGTCGGCGGTGACGGTCTCGAACCACCGCCACTCGCCTCTCTCCCAGTACTCGACACGGGCCTGCTCGGCGGGGCTGTCACCTCCGAGCGCGGCACGTACCAGGGTGTAGGCGTTGGCTTCGCTGGTGTGGTCGGAGGTGGCGTTCGCGTCCGGGCCGGTGACAATGACCCGCCACGGCTTCCGGGGCTTCCTGGTGACCATCGGTCTACTCCTGGTCGAGGTTGGCGAGTCGGGCAAGCATGCTGGTCTGGTCGCCGCTGCTGGTGACCCATGCGCCGCCCGGCCCGTAGGCGGTCGTTCGGGCCGGCAGGAACGTCTGCTGGTGGCCGTCCGGCGGGAGCAGGAGCGAGCCCCGGAACTGGTCGTCGGCCGGGGACACCCCGGCGTACAGGCAGAGCCGGAGGAGCCCGGCACTGCCGGTGCCGAGAGCGAGGACGTGCCCGTCGGGGGTGGTGTCGTCGGTGCCGGTCCACCTGATGTTGAGGTCTGCGAGTCGGATGCTCATCGGTCTACTCCTCGTTGTCGGGTCCGGTGTGCCGGATGCGTTCCGTGCGGGCTGCCCGCCGAGCGCGCATCCGGTCCTTGATCTGCTCCTGGGTGGGCTGCTCCCAGGCATGCCATCCGGCGTCCTGGGTCCACTGGCGGGCGTGGGTGCGCTGGTCGATGCCGTCGTGACGGCACCCGTTCGGTGTCGGGGTGGCCATCAGGCGGCCTTCGTGACGGTGGTGTAGTTGACGGCGCAGATCTGGTTGTTCCGGGCGTGGGTGCACTCACCAGACAGGCAACGCCGGGACCGGTAGCGGACACACCGGTTGGGTTCGTGGTCGCAGCGGCTGTTGCGGCACTCGGCGGGCAGGTACGGGTACCCGTTCATGGTCAGTCCTCGTTGTCGTTGTCATAGTCCCGCTCGAACCATTCGCGGTCACGGCGGGCCACTTCGCGTGCGGTGTCCTCCCACGGCGGCAACGGGGCCGGAGCCGGCGGCGGGGTCATCAGAAGCCCTCGGGCTGCCGCAGTTCGTCCGGCCCGTCGTCGGATCGGTACAGCGGCCCGTAGTCCGACTCGACTTCGCTGGCGGGCACCGGCTCGTTGCTCGGGTCGTTCCAGACCCGCATCAGCGGCTGCCCCTGGTCGTCGATGGCGTAGGTCATCCACCACTCGCCTTCGGTGTCGCGGTACCAGGCGGCAGCGTTGTACTTGACGCCGTTCCAGACGACCACGGCCCGCTCGCAGTCCGGGTTGTGGTGGGACGGATCGAAGCAGCGGCAGACGGATGCCTTCAGGCTCGCGACATGGGCGGTCGCCCCACCCAGGTCGCTTTCAAGCTCGGCCACCTGGTCGGCCGCGTCGGACAGGGCCTTCCGCAGCCGGTCGGCCTCGGCCTTCTGCTCGGCGCGCGCCTCGGCCAGTGCAAGGTCAACGACCCGCTGGGCGATGGCCGCGTCGCGGGCCCCGCCGTGGAGCAGCATGAACAACAGCTCCTCACGGCGAGACGGGTCACGGTCCGGGGTCATCGGGGTGTCGGTCATCGGGTGCCTCCGGTGGTGCACTCGGCGTTCTTCCGGTCGGCGATCTTCTGGGCGCCCCGGCGGGTGAAGCTCGGGTAGCGGCTGAGGCCGGTGGTCTTGTCGAAGACGTAGAAGCTGCCCCGGCCGTGCTTCTCCACGACAAAGCGGGACTCGACGTCCTTGGTGGTCATCGGGCTCCTTCCGGGGTGGTGTCGTCCCAGCCGAGGCTGCTGATGTCGAAGCCGTCGTCGTAGGCGAGGTCCGGCAGTTCCCGGTCCTCGTAGGCGCGGATGCGGTCGGCGGCGGCCTGGGCGTCGATCTGCTGCTGGATCTCGGCGGACATCGAAACCCCTCTCGTCTGGTGCGCCGTGAAGTTGGTTTAGGCGCACTCCGCGAAGTCGAAGGCGACCAGGTGCCGGGTCTGCTTGTACGAGGCGAGGGCAACGAACAGGGCCCGGTCGAGGGGGCTGTAGGCGGCGACGTGGATCCACCGGCCGGTGGTGCGGTGCTGCGCCCACACCATGACCGGCGGGCGGCCGTTCGCGGCGATGTACGCCTTCTTGACGTGGCGGCCGTACCAGGACTTGTACCCGTCCTTGAGGTCGTCGGCGCCGAGGCGGTCGAGCATGTCGCCGGTGCGGATGAGGGTGCCGGCGTCGATGGCGACGGCAATGAGACCGGAGAGGCACCGGTAGCGGAGGGCCTTCGCCATGCGGCGGGCGGCGGTGTGGATGCGGGCGATACGGCGGGCGATGTTCACGGGTCCCCCTCGGTTTCGACTGCCAACTTTCTTGGCACTTCGATAGTGACACAGGCACCCACCAAGGTGCAACATAGTTGGCATGACGAATCCAAGAGCGAGTGCCCACAAGGTTGGCGGAACACTGCCCACCAACTTGGCAGCACCGCGTGAGATCATCGACGGCATGACGCCACGCCCCGAACCCGACGTCGAAGCTTCCTGGCTCCGCCGCCTCGACCGCGCCACTTCCGCTCACGAGAGGGCGCGGACGAACCTCGACGAGCTAGTTGCGGACGCCAGAGCGGCCGGCGTGCCGCTTATGACGATCGCCAAGCACACGCCGTACAGCCGCGAGTGGGCACGCAAGATTGCCGACCGCATCGACAGGGAGCGAGCCGCCAAGCAGACCGAGGAGGAGCAAGCGTGAAGACCGTCGCCGAGGTCGACGCCCTGGCGTCCGCTGCGCACGCCGGCCAGTTCGACAAGATCGGGATCCCGTACATCGAGCACGTTCGCGCGGTCGCGGCCGGGCTCGCCCCGTTCGGTGATCACCTGGTGATGGCCGGGCTGCTGCACGATGCCATCGAGGACACCGACTGGACCGCCGATGGCCTGCGCGAGGCGGGGGCCCCGGATCATGTGGTCGCGCTGGTGGAGGCGGTCACGAACGAGCGCGGGGTGCCCTACGAGGAGAAGGTGGCCCGCATCACCGGGCACGGCCGCGACGCGGTCCTTCTCAAGGTCGCGGACAACGCGCACAACTGCCACCCCGACCGGTCGGTCATGCTGTCCGAGGAGCAGCGGACCCGGCTGGCTGCGAAGTACCGGGCGGCCCGGGACATCCTGTGGCCTGCTGTCGAGGCCCGGGACATCGCGACCATCGTCCGCATCGTCAACCCGTCGCTGCTTGACGAACTCCGCGAGCGCCAGAACCAGGAGCCCTCATGACCGACGCCTTGGCGGCCTTCCTCCGCACCCGGTTCGCCGAGGAACTGGAGAAGGCCCGGTTCGCGAGCGGCACAGTGACCCGGGATCCCGAACGGTTCGGTGTCGACCCCGAGGACGCCGAGAAGCACGCCCGGTTCTCCGTTGCCACCGCAGAGGTGCACCTGACACTGCTGGAGGACACCGTGATCCCGCACCTGGGCGCGGGCGGGGAGGCTGGCCGGACCGCCGAGTACCAGCTGCGGCTCCTCGCCGCCCCCTACGTCGAGCACAACGACTACCCGCACGATCAGCCTGGGAGCCCCGCATGACAGCTGACCTGACGGCGTTCCTCCGGGCCCGCCTCGACGAAGACGCCGCAATCCCGGAGGGTGCCCTGGAGTGGCACTCCCCTGGGTCGCGTGTCGTGATGGCGGAGGGCTTCAACGAGTACGGGGCTTATGACCAGTCCCTGAAGGTCCTGTTGGAGCGCGACCACTCCTTGATGCCGTTCGGTTGTGTTGCGGTCACGGACTACGACGCGGACGCGAAGTACATCGCCCGCCAGGACCCGGCCCGCACCCTGCGGGAAGTCGAAGCGAAGCGAGGGCTGCTCGATGCCGCACTGTCCGACCGCCACCACGTGAGCGCCGACCAGTACGAGACATGCCCGCGCGCCACAGCAACCGACGGACTCGACACGAACACCCTCGCCGCGTTGGAAGCACTCAACGAGGAACGCCGCCAGGAAGACGGTGTCGAGCCGCAGTGCTGGGAGTCATGCGGCCGGGACGCCCGGCTCCGCCGCACCCTGCACCTCCTCGCCCTGCCCTACGCCGACCACCCCGACTACCTCCCGGAGTGGCGGCCTTAGCCGTTCCTCCCCCACCACCGCCGCTCCCCCGGCAGACTGTGCTCATGGCGAGGTTCACAATCCACGGCCGCACCCAGCAGGAGTGCCAGCAGGCGTTGGATGACCTGCGCCGGCTGCTGGACGTTGAGGTGACCCTGCCGCCCACCGACCGGCTTGGCGGGGCATGGATCGCCCGCGCCACACGCAAAGCCCCGGACCAGAAGGTCCGGGGCCTTGCCGTGCGGTGAACTAGTCGTCGCGAGAATCGAGGGCAGCTACCGCGGTCCAGGCCGTTTCGACGGCCACCCGCCCGACGGCTTCGTCGTGCCCCTTGAGTGCTGCAGCCAGGTCGTCGGCGCGCGCCCGGTCGTCGGGGTCTTCGTCGACGGGCGGGTCGTAGGTGTATGTCCATTCCCAGGCGTCGGAGGGCACAGGGTCGGTGCCGTGCGGGTCCCGGTCGGATTCCCAGGCAACCGGGAAATCGGCAGGGAGAAAGTGCTCCGTGACCCACAGTTGGATGCTGACTGTCCCGGCGGCATGTTCCTTGCGGAATTGGTCGACGATCAGTTCGGCGGCTTCCCACTCGGCGAGCGGCTCGTCGAACGACGTGAATCCGGCGGCCAGCAGGGGGCCGCGCGAGTCCTGGTCGGTGATCCGCCAGGCGTAGGTGCAGTCGGTCATGTCAGTCGTCCCAGGACATGTCGGGGACGGCCGGGAGTCCGGCGGCTTCTCGGCGGGCCATTTCGGCGCGCAGCGAGTCGGCGGCCTCCGGGCTGAGGCCGGGGAAGGGACGGCCGAGGAGCGTGTCGGCGTGAGCGTCCGGCTCGTGGTCATCGGTGTAGAACTGGGTCATGGTGGGTCCTCTCATCTGGTATTGGTCGCCTTACCCGCGCTCGGCTCGATGGAGTCCGGGCGGGCGGGGGCGTGTGGTGGCGAGTCGAAGTTCGTGGCTGGTGTGACGCCTGCTGGCTACTCGGACTGAAGTCCGAGGCGCTCAGTTTCGGTTCTGCGTCTTCGCGATGACACCGCGCGTAGTGCTGGTGACGGTGCGCTCGTCGTGGTGGACGGTGCCGTAGTAGTTCTGCACGACGGGCTGGGCAGCCTGGTTGGCGTCCTTGACCTTCGCGACCAGCCGGGCCACGGCCAAGGCGACGGCGGCCGGCGACCCGAGGATGATGCCCAAGGTCAGCGGGTCGACCTGGCCGACGATCCACAGGGCCCCGCCGATCGGGAGGGACGCCACAGACACGGCCTTGAGGACCCCGCTGGCGTCGATCGCCCACTGCGACATCGGGGGCGGGCCCGGCTGCGGCACAGGCGGTGTAGCGCCCACTGCGGGCAGCGGGGTGGTGTCGCGGTACGACGTGGCCTGGCCGGCGAGGAGGGCCTCGTCCACGGCGGCGAGGAACCGGGTGGCGTTCTGCTGGATGGTGGGGTCGGGCTGCCCGGCGACGGGCTGCTCGGGCAGCTGCATTGAACGGCTCCTAGTTGATGCGGAAGGTGTCGGGGCGCCTGGTCTCGCGAAGCACACCACCGTCGATGAGGTCGGTGACGTGGGCGGCGATCCAGGTACGGGACCGGCCGATCCGGGGAGCGGCTTCGGCAAGGTCCGCGGTGGTGATGCGGGTACGGCCGGCGGCGGCATGTTCGGTGATGAGCCCGTGGATGATCGCGGCGGCACGCTCGGGGGTGGAGTACCCGGGCCGGTTCTCAGCGAGGTCATCGCGGAGGAACGCCAGGAGCCGCTTCTGTTGCCTTGCGGTGATGGGGTTGGTGGAGGCGAACGCCCAGTGGGGTGGGTAGCGGATTTCGAGGCGTGCGACGGGGGGTTCGAGGTCGTTGTCGACGGTGGTCCAGGTGCGGAGTGCTGCGGCGAGTACCTTGGCCCGACCTCCGTCCGGTTCGGGGCTTTTCACGGGTTTGTCTCCTGTGTCAGTGGGTGGGTGTCAGCGGAGGGCGGTCACGCGCGCGCACGCGCATGACCTATAGAGATCGGCCCTCCGGAGGGCTTCTGACACCGGTTCTGACGCCTTCGGGGTGTCAGAACCGTGTCAGAACGGTGTCACCGCAGGTCAGAGGGGGTGTCAGCGCTGACACCCCGAGGTGTCAGACCTCCGCCAGCTCCGGGTACAGCAGCCTGTAGACCCCCGGATCGTCGGTTTCTGACAGGTGAATCCCGCCATCTGACAGGTCTCCGAGGGCTCCTGACACCCAGGAACGGGACCTTCCGATGCGCTGGCCCTTCCCGAACGGGCCGAAGTCCTTCGGGCCGATGAACTCCCGCTCCTCCGCCCGGAACTCGGCGAGCATCGCCATCAGGGCCTCCATGCCGGCCTCCGGCGTCTTCTCCTCGACGGGGGCTTGGGGCGGCCCGAACGACCACACCTCGGCCGGTGGGGCGATCTCCTGGTCGGCGTCGACGTCGGGCACGTACCCGTCGTCGTCGGGGTCGTCGCCGACCATGGCGTCGATCTCGCGGTCGACTTGCTTCTCCAGTAGCGCCTTCTCGGCGGCCTGGGCGTCGTCCTTTGTCATGGTGACGGTCTCCTGTCGTGGGCTGTCACTGCTGGTCAGAGGGGTGTCAGCGTCGTATCGGGTGCGGTTGGCGTAGGCGTCACCGGCTGCTGCGGCGGTGACGGGGTCGATGGGGGTGCGGGGCAGGATGGAGAGGGCCCCGGTGATCTGGTCGTCGTCGATGAGGTAGGTGCGCAGGGGGGTGGCGTAGCGGTCTTCGTCGACGCCGGGGGCGACGAGGTAGGCGTAGCCGGGCTTGCGGTTCTCCCACGCTTCGGGTCGGGCGCCGGCGTCGCGGACGTCGTCGGGGAGGGCCATGTCGGCGGTGGTGGAGCCCTTGACGCCGAAGCAGAGGACACCGCCGAGCTGCTCACGAACGTCGGTCGGCATGCTGGTGGCGGAGGGACGCTGGAGGCTGATGATGACGCTGATCCCGGCGGACCGGGCCTCCATGACCAAGCCTTCCATCTCGGTGCCGTTGCGGAAGAACTTCGCAGCCTCCTCGATCCACACGATCATGTACGGCATGCCGAGCTGGTCGTGGGCCTGCGGAGTCCAGTTCTTGAAGCCGTGACGGCCGAGCTCGTTGGCGCGGGCGGTGATGACCTGCGACAGGGCGTCGATCATCTCGTTGCCGCCAGCTTCGGTCATCTCGACCCAGTCCAGGTGAGGGAGGAACGGAGCGAACGTCTGCATTCCCTTGCTGGGGTCGACGGCCCACACGATGGCGTCGCGGCGGGTCAGGGCTTCGGTGATGGCGACGGACTGACCTGCGGACTTCCCCGAGCCGTTCATGCCCGCGGTGAGGAAGTGGGTGGCGTTCCGGCCGGGTCCGGCGGGGAACCACAGCTGGGCCTCCTCGCCGTCCTCGTAGATGCCGGGGATGACGGGCTCGGTGATGCTGCCGCCCGGAGCGGATGGGCCGGGCCAGGTGGTGGGCTGCTTGAGTTCGTCCTTGGGGACGACGACGAGGGTGGCTCGGGCGGCGTCGTCGGGGTCGGGGATGACACGGATGCTGGTCGGGGACACGCCGAGTTCTCCGGCGATGTGCTTGATGCGGTTGCCGAGGTCGTCGGAGGTGACCTGCCCGGCGGACAGCTGAAGCGGGACGGTGACCTTGTTGGGTTCGACCTTCGGCTTGCCGCGGAGGGCGACCTTGGCGTCGCCGATGGCCTTGACGAGGACACCGGTCTCGGCGTTGCCGCCTTCCTTCTGCGGGTCCACGTTGACGCGCAACGCTTGGCGGATGTTCCACGACCCGGCGGCGACTGCGCCGCCGATGACGAGTGTGGAGGCGAGCGCCGGGTCGAACGGGCCGACGGCGGTGCCGACGACGAGGTAGGAGGTGCCGAGGCCGGTGGACAGGGTGGCGTGGATACGCCGGCCGGGCCGGGTCCCCTCGCCTGCCCACCAGGTGGCGGCGGTGAGTACACCTGCGGCGACGGTGAGGCCGATCGCGGCGGGTACGGAGTCGCCCCAGTAGTGGTGGGAGGCGAAGGTGGCGGGGACCTCGGCGGCGACTGTCAGCCAGGGCCTCATGCGGGGGTGCTTGATGGCCTTCCACAGGTCGGCCTTCTGGCTGTCAGCCACGGGGATAGCTCCTGATCAGGTGGGGTGGTCAGCCGTTAAGGGCTCGGGCCTGGTGCTTGTCGGTGATCCGCCGGATGAGGTCGGTGAGGTCGAACTCGATGGCGAGGTGGATGGGGGTCTGGCGTTCGGCTTCCTTGCGCTCGTGGAAGCCGCCGGGCTCCAGGGCCAGGGCCTGCGCTTCGAGCTGCTTCGTAGCGGCGTCGAGGATGTTGATGGCTTCGGCGATCGTGGTAGCGGTCCAGGTCTGCTTCACAGCGGGCTCCAGGGGAAGTGGTGGTCGGGGTGTTAGCGCCAGCCGAACTTGGTGGCGCGCGGGGGCTGGTGGCGGCCCTTGCCGACCTTCCGCAGGTCGGACTCGTACTCCCGCTCGAACGTGCCGTAGATCATCGCCGAGTACTTCTGGATGGCCTTCTCGGCGGCGGCAACCTTCCTCAGCCAGCGGGCCACCCGCCGGGCGCGGGCGCGGGATCCGTGAAGGTTGCCGCTGGCGTCGGGGATGGTGCGGAGGACGGCTTCGAGGTGGTCGGCGTCCATGGCCCGCTCGGTGGCCCGGTTCCGGGAGTCCTTCCGCAGGTACTCGCAGAACGCCCTGATGTCCTCGTTGGACATGAAGTCGGAGCCGGGGACCTTCCCGCCGGCACCGCGCCCCGGGCCACGGGTTCCGCCGGGGCCGCCGTTGACGACGGTGGTCTTGTTGACGGCGAAGCCGAGGGACGGGGCGAACGCACCTCCGGTGCGGTTCGTCGAGTTGTTCACGCCCGGCCCGTTGGTGGGTTCGGTGCGGGGTCTGGGCGGGATGGTGGGCTGCTTCGTCTGGGGTCCAGCCCAGTCCCATCCCTGGTCGGCAGCAGTGCTCATGTCAGTTCTCCTCAGTGGTAGTGATTCGGGTGGTCACGGAGCGGCGCGCTGTGTCGGCTGCGAGACGCTTCGCGGCGGGGTGAAACGGGGTGCTGTCGCCGCGGGTGCGGCGGGGCGGAATCGGCTTCGGGCGTGGCTTGGTGGAGGCAGGGGGGAGATGGGCGGCACGCTGCGCGTTCGTGGTCTTGCTGAGGGTGCTGACGGGCTTGTTTAGGCGGGCCGCTTCGACCTTCGCCGCAGCCGCATTCCGCATGCGGAGGATCTCGTCGGACTCCCCCGGCAGCGCACCGTCGACGTCGAGCTTCGCCTGCTTCCAAATGGCTGGGGTGATGGCCGTTTCGCCAAGGTCTGCAGCGAGCTTTAAGGCGTGCTCGTGAACCCTCGGGAACATCTGCTTGCGGTCGGCGTCCAGGCGTTCGGCGGCGTTCCGTGCGGCGTTCTCCAGGTGGGCCTGCCGCTCGGCTTCGACCAGCCGCGCCTGGGTCTGCTCGGCGGCTTCCCGCTCGGCCGCCTTCTTCGCCGCGCGCCGCTCCCGCCGGGTGGGCACACCATCACGGCGTCGGATCCGCCCGTGCTCGTGGAGATCCCACACCCCAGGGCCGGCGAGAGATGCGAACGCCGTGCCGATCGCGGTCGCGGGGTCGAAAGCGTCGAGCCCGTGCTTCAAGTTGATCCCGGCGGCAATGAACGCGAACAGCCAGGCGACGGCGCGGTAGTGCCAGTGCGGGCGCCCGGCGGCGACGGCCGCAGCAGCACCCTTGGTGACGACCAGGGCGGCACCTTCGAGCATGAGCGGGGCAATCACGAGCCAGGGCGCGTCGCGGTCCCAGAACGCCGCGATCTGCACCGGCAGGGCAACGACCGCGCACACGGCGTAGAACGCAATGGCGTACTTCCGCCACGTCTTGGCCGCCTTGGCAATGTCGGCCTCGACGGCGGCAGCATTCTGCTGCTGCTCCCAGTGGGCGCGCTCGTCTTCCTGCTGGCCACGCTCGGCGGCGGCCCGCTTCCGCTCGGACTCGGCGATCCGGGCGTCCCGCGCGGCCTGCTCCTCGATGGCGCGGGATGCGGCTTTGTCGTTGGCAAGCTTCAGCTTCCGGGCTTCCTCGGCAGCCTTGATCTCGGCGGCTTTGGCCTCGCCCTCGGCCTTGATGCGCAGGGCCTCGGCCTCAGCCTCGGCTCGGGCGCGCTGCTCTTCGGCGTCGGCGTAGGCCTTGGTGCGGATCGCGTCGGCCTTGGCCTCGGCGACGAGGTCGACGCCGGGTTCAGTGAGGGTCTCGGGGGTGGTGGTGACGGCCGGCTCCTCGGCAGGCGCCAGTAGCGTCTGCCAGTTCGTGATCACGGGGATCCGGCGGTGGCCGTTCACCTGGGGCGGGCTGGTCGTCACTGGGGCGGTGTCCTTCCTGGTCAGGTGTTGTTCGCGAGGAGGCCGGCGGCCTTGGCGATGTCGGCGTAGAGCTGGGCGAAGCGGATGTTCTCGGCGACCTTCGCCTCGTTGAACGCCCGCTCCCCGTAGGCGCTGACGGTGTGGGCGTGGGCCTTGTCGGCGTACTCGACGGCCTTGGCCAGGGCGTGGGTGCCGACGGTCTGCGCGGTGGGCTGGTCGCTCATGGGTTCGTTCTCCTCTATCGGTTGACGACGGGTCGGTGCAGGTCGCGGTGCTGAACGGTGACGGTGTGCCCGGCAGCAGTCAGCTGGTCAGCGAGCGCCTGGGCGAAAACGGGGGCCCTGTGCCGGCCGCCCGCACACCCATCGGCCACAGTCACCGGCCCGGCGCTGGGGCCCGCGGTGAACGCGTCCACCGCTGCGGCGACCGCCGTGACGAGCCCGGTGATGCCGGGGGTGCCGAGCACCGCCTGCTGCACCGGCTCGTCCAGGGCGGTCATGTGCCGCAGTCCCGGGGACACGTGCGGGTCCCGGAAGTGCTGCCTCAGGTCAACGGTCAGGTGCGCGGGCGGCGGGTCACCGTGCAGAAACCCGAACGACACGATCGTGACGGCGGGCATCAGCTCTGCCCCTCCGCCTCGGCGGCGTCCTTCGCGTCGAGTTCGGCGGCCTGCTTCTCGGCGTCCTCCCGGGTGGAGTGGTGGTCCCACGGGTGGGCGCCATCGACGGTGAACCGGGGGCCGGGGGCACAGGGAATGAAGGACTCGGTGATCTTGCGGGCCATGGGTTTCTCTCCTGGGTTCGGGTCCGGGTGAATCCGGGCCACTCCGCCGCCACCAACCGCGGGGTTGGGGACGACAGGGCAGGCCGGGAGTCAGGCCGCAGCCGGCTCGGTGCGCCCGTCGAGCTGGTCGAGCTCGTCCACGAGCCGCGACCCGAACGGCTGCCCCGCGTCGTGCTCGACGGCCAGGCCCCGCAGCCAGTACTGGGTGCCGTAATCACCCCGGGCCGCCACGTACCGGGTGACGATCTCCCCCGGGGTGAGGCCCTCCGCCTCCTCCCACGTCACCTGCACGTCGGAGGTGAGGAGCGCCGCCCGCAAGTTGTGGATCTCGGCGGACACCGAGGCGAGATCGGCGGACAGGAGGCTGGTCACGGACGAAACGAACGGAGACATGGAGGTGCCCTTCGAGTGAGTGGTGGGATGAAGAAGTGGGGTGGGGAGCCGCTCCCGCCCGGGACGGGGGGTGACACCGGGCGGGAGCGGCGGACTGTGGGGTGCTACTTGCGGCGGCGGGCTTCCTGCCGGGCCATCGCAGCCCGAGTACTCGCACCAGCCTGGTAATCGCGGCGGCAAGCCTCCGGAGTGGCCGGCTCGGAAACGACCTTGTTGTCGCGAGGCTGGTCGTCGGCGGGCATCAGAGACGCCGGAGAGCGATCAGCCGGCGGCGAGCCGGGGTCTCGGCGGGGAGGGTGACCGACTCGCGGGTCGGGGTCACCGCCCGGCGGACATAAGACGCAGCCTCATGGGCGGCGATGTCAGCCGGGGACAGGTCGTGGAGCGTCGGACGCTCGACGGTAGAGTTCTGCACAGCCATCGGGGTCTCCTTAGGACCTTGGCGGTGAGGGTCGGATGCTGCGCGATGTAGGAGTCGCTGGCGTCCGGCCCGTTTTTGTTGTCGCGCCGTTCGCGGGCATGCCCGGTAGGAGTGAACGGCGCTTCAAGCGGTGCTTGGAGTGCTGAGTTAGACAGTAGGCCCCCATCCGGCCCGCGTCAAGCAACTGCTTGAAGTGGCCCGGATTGGCCCCTACTCTCATTCCATGACCGACACCCTGGAAGCGCGCGCGACATCGCTGATCGCAGCCATCAAAGAGATCAGCGACGACGTCGAGCGGTACCAGGCGGTCAAAAAGCTCGAACTGCAACTCGGCGGCGACCTCAAGGACGTGAAGGCCGAGATCGCCCGGAGCCTCCACGAAGGGCGCTCCTGGCAGCAGGTCGGCGACCTGCTTGGGGTGACCGGCTCCAGAGCGGAGCAGATCTCGCGGGCTTCCAGGTGAACGGCTGATCTCCATGCCCTCAAGTCAACTGGCGGCCGGCTTACCGGGCGATGAGCTTCCAGTGCGGTGGCAGTGCACCGGATCGGCCCCTAGTGCAGTAGCAGTGCAGCAGTGATGCAGAACCGCAGCGCCACGACCCGGGGAGCCGGATAGTGAACGTCACCACGTGGACCGGCCGCACCGCCTGCGCCTTGCAGGCCGCGCTCCGCATGACGAACGAGGGCTTCGCCGCGAAGCTCGGGGTGGCGGTTCGCACCGTTGCCGGCTGGCACAGGAACCCGGAGATCGTGCCGCGCACCGAGATGCAGCAGGCCCTCGACACCACCTACGAGAGGGCCAACGAACACGTGAGACGCCGCTTCACCCTCCTGTCCCGCCCGCCCGAGGAGCCTGCCGAGGCGGAGACGCAGGCGCTCCGGGTTGCTATCGCCGTGGTGCTGCGCGGCACCGAGGTGCTCCTGGTGTGCCGGCGCGGCGACGACAACCTGTCCTGGCAGTTCCCGGCCGGGATGTGCAAGCCGGGCGCCGCCGCGGCGTCGGTAGCGGTGCAGGAAACCCACGCGGAGACCGGGGTGCACGTCGCGGTCCGCGAGGAGCTCGGCACACGGGTCCACCCGAAAACCCGGGTGCTGGCCAGCTACGTCCTCTGCGACTATCTCGCCGGCGAGGCCAGCAACCTGGACGCGGTCGAGAACATGGACGTCGCCTGGGTGCCCCTCGCCAGCCTGACCCGTTTCATCCCGGCCGAGAACATCTACCCGCCGATCTTGAGTGCCTTGGAGGCAGCGTGACCGAGCAGAGTGTCCAGCCCCCCGTCTCCACGGCGATCATCGTCGACGGCGGGAGGGTGCTGATGATCCGGCGGCGGCAGCGGGAGGGGAAGCTGCTGTGGGCGTTCCCTGGCGGCGGCATCGAGGCAGGGGAGTCCCCGGAGCAGGCTGCGGTGCGGGAGACGGCGGAGGAGGTCGGCCTGGAGGTTAAGGCTGCCCGGGTCCTGGGTGACCGGGTGCACCCGCAGACTGGGGTGCCGATGTCGTATGTGGCGTGCGAGCTGATCTCCGGGGATGCGGTCGTCGGGGACGCTGAGGAGATTGCCGCAGTGGCGTGGATCGGGCACGGGGAGATCCCGGAGTACGTGCCGTATGGGCTGTTCGGGCCCGTGCAGGAGTACCTCGACGAGGCGCTCCCCCGCTGACACGCCAACGCGAAGCGCCCCTCCCGCTACGGCGGGCAGGGGCGCTTTGGGTTTCAAAGGGAGGCCAGGGCCTTAATGAAAGATTCAATCCAGTTGAGGTCGTCGTGGACTTCCTTTGCACTGATGGTCTCCCGTTTAACTTCCCGGGGCCTGTCTTGGCGGGCCAAATCTCCCTCGTGCACGATCTTGTTGCGGCGGTGCGCGATCTGCCCCAGCCGTGCCTTCAGGTCCGTTGTTGTGGCCTGAGGCTGGATGGCGGCGGACAGCTTTGCCCAGCACTTCGAGATACCCAGCATCTGCAGGCCTCGCTCGACGCCGGCTGGGGACTGAAACGTCATGGTGAGGAGCTTCTCGTTCATGACGTTTCGGGCCTTCACCTGAGGGCGGTGGGCTATGCCCTGCTTGCGCGCCTCGACCGAGGCGTTCGCGATGTCCAGCATGGCCCCAAAGGGGACTTCAAGTCTGGCCAGTTCCTTGGGCAGAGGGTCAGCGAAGGCGACTTTGCGAATAGCCCAGTGCATGTATGTGTCGACGGCTGCGACGCCGAGGGCTAGGGCGGCACGTCTGATGTCTTCGCGAGTAGCGGCCGGGGTGGGCGCAGCATCCAGAGCCATGAGCTGACGGGCTCGGGTAAGGACATCTGTGGCTGCATCTAGTGCGGTGACAGGCATGGGCGCATATTTACCGCAGCCTCGGCCGCCCTGTCAGCGGTTTCCTCCTCGGCGGTCGCCAGGTGGCGCGGCTTTGGTGTGGCCTCAGCTACCGGCGTGCCGCCATGCGGTGGGGAAGCCGGGGGTGTGGGCGTAGAGGGTGGCGATGGGCGTGAGGATGCCGCCGAGGATGCCTTCCCGGTACCTGGTGACGAGCGGGTCGTCTTCGGGGTGGCCCATGTCGAGGAGCTGGGTACAGGTGGTGATGGCTGCGCGGTGTGCGGCGGCTTGCGGGGTGGGGTCGTCGGCGAGGGCAGTGTCGAGGTGCTGGGCGAGCTCGGCGTAGGGGGTCATGAGGGCTCCTGGTTGGGGTCTGGGCGGGGTGAGCTTGGCAGGTTTAGGGCTGTGAGCTGGGTTTTCTGATGGGTTCTCACTCTTTTGGGTGACACCCCTTGCCAGCTTCCAGATCTGGAAGCTACTGTTGTTGTCATGAGGTCAGGGGAACAGCCCCAGACCCCACCGGAAGGACCCGGCGATGAACACCACCACTGCCGCTAAGGCCGCCCAGACCGCGAACGTCACCGTCGCAACCATCCGCACCTGGGCCCGCCGCGGTGTCATCGCCGCCACCAAGACCGCCGGCCGGTGGATCATCGACACCACCTCCCTTGCCCGCCGCATTGCCATCGGCGCCATGAAGCGCACCGCCCGCCCGATCGTCTACTCCATCGAGACGATGGTCGCGATCGGCGGAAACCGGTGGCAGCGCAACGGCATGGACCGCGTCTACATCAACAACTGGGCCGCCTTCGCCGGCATCGAGACCACCCACTACAACACCGGGAACATCTCCTCCGCCTCCTACCAGGGCGAGGGCATCTCGAACTCCCAGGCGTACAAGCTCCTCGGCTCGATCGACAAGGTGTGGTTCGACTCCGCAGACGGCAAGATCCACGGCCGGTTCGGGTACGACGAGTCCCGCGTCGCCTCCCGCGACGAGGTCTGGTCCGCCGTCATCGCTGGCATCCGTACCGCCACCGCCGCCCTCTGAGTCACACCACCCACCCCAGCCCGGGGAACAGCCCCGGGCTCACCCGGAAGGAACCGGACATGATCACCAGCTCTTCCTCGCTCGCCTACCTGATGAACACCCACCAGCCGGCCACCGCCGAAGACGCCGCCGAAGGCCCCCTGGACTGGACCGGCGGCCTCTGGGTCGAGGGCACCCTCTACAACGTCGACACCACCGCCACCACCGCCACCACCCTCGCCCTCACCGACGGGCCCGCCATCCGCTTCTCCCCGGCAGGCACGTACTGCGGCGGCAAGAAGTCCGGTTGCGAGCACGTCCGTAACTCCGCAGTCGCCGCCCTGGCCGCGCACTGGACACCGGCGGACTACGAGGCATGGGGCGACGCCGAGGAGTGCGAGGACGACTGCCGGAAAGCGACCTGCGGCGTCATCCGCGACCACCGGCTCGTCACCGTGTGGGACGGGGACTCCTTCAGCGAGACCACCCCCTACGACACGGTCGAGGCCGCCAAGATTGCCTACGCGCAGGGGATCGAGGAGCTGACGAAGATGGCAGCCGAGCTGGACCGGCACACCCACACCAACGACGACTGACACCACACCGCCGCCTGGCCCCCAGCTACCGGCTGGGGGCCACACTTCGTAACCGGAAGGCTTCACGATGACCAGCCCCGCCTATACCGACCCGCCCGGCATGCCCGAGGACGAGCGGATGACGGACGCCGAACTCCGGGTCGTCCGCGAGTACCTGGGGTTCACCCCCGAGGCGCTGGCCGATCACCTCAAAGTGTCCGCCCGGACGGTCCGGCACTGGGAGGCCGGCAAGTACGCCATCCCGGACGGGGTGCGCCTGGAAATGGAAGACCTGGAGGCCCGGACCGCGGCGTTCATCTCGGGCGTCGTCAGCAAGCTCCTCGACGTCCCCGACCCCGGGGTGTTCACGTACCGGACGGATGCCGAGTACCACGCCGCGCACCCCGAGATCCCGTTCCCCGCGTCCTGGCACAGAGCGGTCGTCGCCCGTATCGCACAGGACGTGCCGGGCCTCGCCATCGCCTACCCGCAGCCGGATAGCGACAAGGGCGCTTCGTGACGATGCGGCCCTCACAGATGCCGAAGGTGCGGCGCCAGACGCTGCGTTTCCTGAACGATCCGGAGTCACATCTCCGATCAAAAACCAGCGCAGCAACCAAGTCCGGCCTTGACGCGCTCACCCTCAGCCTTGAAGAGGCCAACCTGTTCTGGGTTGGCCAGGACATGGCTGCTCTCGCCGTCCATTCCGGGGCGCAGCTTGCTGCGGCCCGGTGGGCAACAGCAGATCGGCCATCGGCGTGCGGGCTGCTGTACTGGCAGGACGGCATCGGGCATATCGATGCGCAGGGGGTGCAGATCCCCGTTGAGGCGTGCGCTTGGGGTCCATGCGAGGGCGGGATGCTGCTCTGGTTGCTGATGTCCCGTGCCCGGCTCTCTGCGGAAACGGCGCGCCGCGGGCACTTCGAAATCGTTGAGGATCAAGTCCCGCCCCTGATTCCGATCTATGGCGCGACGCTTCCCGTGACCAGCGAGCCACTGTCTCTGGCGGACCTCGACCCGGGTCTGCCGCAGCCCGTTGTGGCCGCGCTCGCTGCCGCCTGGCTGATGATGCAGCAGCCGCTCCTCATCGACCGGACCCAAGAGCGCGCGGACAAGCCGACCGCACGCGCCTACGCCCGGGACGGCCAGCCTGCCCCCGAGGTGAGCATTGTGGACCTGCGCCGCCAGTACACCCCGCAGGACCGTGACCCGGACGCCGGTACGGATCAGCGGACGTACAGGAACCGGTGGATCGTGTCCGGTCACTGGCGGAACCAGGCTTACGGACCGGAGCGGTCGTTGCGCCGCCAGACGTGGGTGCCGGCGCATATGAAGGGCCCGGAGGGGGCTCCGTTGCTGTCGACGGAGAGGGTCAACGTCTGGCGCCGGTGAACCCCACGCGCGAAGCGGCCCCCACCCGTCTGGGTGGGGGCTGCGGTGTGTCCGGGGTCAGGTGGTGGGCGCGCGCCCGGCGGTCAGGCGGGCCCCCTCGGCCTCCAGCTCGCGGACACGGGCCTGGGCGCGGTCGCCGCGCTCCTGCCACGCCCAGCGTTCTGCGGCCATCTCCTGCCGCTGGACGAGGAGTCGGCGGCTGGCGTCTTCCTCGTCCTCCAGGCGGCGGACGAGGTCGCGGAGTTCGGTGGTGAACCGGTCGGCTTCCTCCTCGAGGAGCCGGTGGCGTCGGGCTCGGTCGATGAGGTGGTTGAGGCGGGCTTCGATGACGTCGGTCGGCAGGCGCACGGTCGGGTCCTTCCGGGGTTGGGGGCCGCCCCGGTGGTGGGGCGGCCACACAGCAGACAGGGGTCAGGCGGCGGGAGTGGTCGGCTCGGCTCGGCCGTAGTCCCAGCAGAGGTTCCCGGCGCAGTGGGCACCGTCGTGGCCGGGCTCCAGCTCGCACGCCTCGCCGTCGTACCGGTCGCCGCAGATCGGTTCGTCGTCGGCGACCATGCAGTACGAGTGGTGGAGCACTTCGCCGGAGTCGTCGACCTCGGGGGTGTCGATGCAGGTGCAGTGGTGTTCGGTGGTGTCGTCCATGTGGGTCTCCGTGGTGTGGGCCGGGATCACCCGGCAGCAGGGGCGGGGCGGTTGGCGAGGTCGAGGAGGACGGCGGCGTGGCAGTGGTCCGGCTCGCCCGGTTCGGGGAGCGGGCAGGTACAGGCGAGGTCGCGGCCGCGCAGCGTGTGCAGCTCGTCGAGGACACGGCGGCGGTCGAAAACCTGGCGGCCGACGCGGTACGTCTCCTCGTACCAGCCGCCTGCGGTGCCGACCCGCAGCCAGTCGGCATAGTTGGAGGCGCAGGCGCTGCGGGGCTCGCCCATCTCGGCCTCGATGGCGTCCTTGATCAGGAACGGGTTGCCGAAGCGGGACGGCCGGCTGACGATGACGGCGTTGTCGGGGAGCCGCCACCCCTTGGTGCGGCGGCGCTGGATACGGACGGGCGTGGTCACTGGGTCTCCTCGGGCGCGGCAGGAACAGCGGGGGTGGTGCCGGGGCAGCGGACCGGGGTCATGCCGGGCTGCGGGATCCAGTCGTGCGCGTAGTGCCAGCCGATGGTGAAGACCTGGGCGCCGCACTGGACGACCTCGGGCTGCGCCTGCTCGGGGTGGTGTGCCCCGGCGGCAGCCTCACCGGCCAGACGGCGGAGGCGCTCGGCGCCGTACATCAAGCCCCGCTCGTGCTCCGACCGCTCTCCGAAGATGGGCGTGCCGAGCTCCGCCAGAAGGTCGGCGGCTTCGCGGAGCACGGCGGCCCGGTCGGCAGGCGCGGGCGGGGCGGCGGTGATGTGGTGCGGCGCGGCGGCCAGCGCGGCTGCCGTGGAGACGTACCCGTGGTGGTGGGTCTCGCGGGGGACGCCGCAGTACCCGCACAGGCCGATCGTGTCCTCGCCACCCTCGGTTTCGGTGGTGCCGAGGAGCTGCCGGGCCACCGCCAGGGCGGATGCCGTCTCGCAGGGCCACGCAGCGGCCTGGCCGTCAGCGTCGGCGCAGGTTCCGCAGGTGCTCCCCTCGAAGCGCTCGTGCAGCTCGGTGGCGCGACCCAAGGCGGCGCGCAGCTGGTCGGCGGGGCGGTCAGCGGGGGTGGGTGAGGTGTCGGGCATGTGGGGCTCCAGGTGAGTGCAGGTACGGTGGGCGGGCCGGCTGCCCCCGGGTCCAACGGGGGCAGCCGGTACTGCGTGGGTCATACGGCGGTCAGATCGAGAGACAACTGGCAGGGGGCGTTCTGACTGACCCGCAGGGCTGCCAGCGCCTTCTGCCGCCACACCAGGGCATAGCGGGGGCAGTTGGCCTCGTTCTTGTGCGGGCCACGCGATCCGGGCGACCGGTATTCGCAGCCGGCCGGTTCACGGCGGCCGGCGTAAGCCCAGGCCATGGAGTCCGCAGAGGTGAACCGGTCACCAACAGTCCGCAAACCGTCGATCTTGAACCCGAAGCCGTGGAGCGGGATCCCGTAGTCCGCGATCCGGCGTACCAGGTCGGCAGCCTCACGGGTGCCCTGGCGGCGGCAAACCGACCCGATGCCGACGATCGGCTGGGCGCGCAGGTCGACACCGGCAGCTTCGTACATGCTGATGTGTCGCTCGTACTCCGGGATCTCCCAGCCTTGCAGGACCGGGGCGATCGGCAAGGTGCTGTCGATTGCCTTCAGGTCGAGGTAGGAGCCGATGGTGCGCCGCTGGTGCTCCAGCACGGTCAGCCCGGTCTTCTGGATGATCCAGGGCTCGCACATCCAGTCCTGCGGGGCGGCCCAGTCGATGCCGATCTCGTCCCGGTAGCGGGCCATCTGGGCGGCGTACTGGCGGGGGGTGGGCCCGTGGTCCCAGGTGCCGTGTTCGTCGAGCTCGGAGAACCCGGCCGAGTCCACAGCTGTCGGTCCGACCGCGGGCTCCAGTGTCTTCACCTTTGAGAGGGGCCGGTTCGACACGAACATCGGTATGCCGGTGAACTCGGGGCGCTTGAGCCAGCCGGGGGGAACGCCGAGGTAGAAGCGGGTCACAGTGCCGCCCCCTGTCGAGGCTGGCGTGCCGCGCGAATCGTAGAGAGGACGGCGACCGCGGCCAGGGTCATCCACGCCTTGCCGAGGAGCTGCCCGGCCAGGTAGTCGAAGTTGCCGAACGCCAGGTGCAGGAAGATCAGGCTGTCCGCGGCCATGCCCACCACGTTCGAGGCAACCATCGCGACGAGCAGGCCCCGCTGGCGAAGAGGTTCGTACACGGCGAAGTCCATGGACTCCGCCACCACGAACGCCGCCGTCGAAGCCACGGCCAGGGCCGGGTCGGCCAGCCACCACGACAGGACCGCACCAACCCCGATCGCCGCCCACACCGCGGCCCGGCCGGCCGTTTCCCGGGCCAGGTCCCGCAGGACGAGGGCCAGACCGACCATGTACACACCGGCCGGGGCGGCTTCACCGAACCCGACGGGGACGGCACCGAAGTGGGCGACGAGGAGGTTCGCGACGGGGATGGTGGCCACGTAGGCGGTGAGGAACCCCGCCTTAAGGATCTTGCTATTCATGATCGCCTTTCAGAGAGACCAGAGGGTGGGTTGCATGTGCCGGAGTTCCAGGACGGTTTGACCGGGAATCTGCTCATCTGAGTTCAGGGCGCCTGACTGAGCCCCTCCCTGGCGTTCTCCAGTCCGCCGGGACTCCCGGACTCCGGAGGGCTGTTCGCCCGCGAGAGACCGGTTTCTGTCCCGCGACGGCGGCACTGCCGGGTCGCGCCCGCGCCCCAGCCGACGACCGGTCCCCCGATCCGAAGCCGTCACGCCGCCTCCCCGTAGGCCCGCAGATCCCGGTTCGTGGACCACGTCACGCCGCACGCCGGGCAGCGGTACAGGTGGCTGACCTGGGTGTTGTCTCGGTGTTCAGCGATGGGCCGGACATGTTCCCGAGGGCAGCTCGGGCAGTTGTCGGTCATCGCTTACACCTGCGCCATGTCGACGAAGCGGCTGTAGTGGAGCTGCGCGGCAACGGTGATGACCGCGGTGGGTCCGTTGCGGTGCTTGTCGACGATGAGGTCGACTTCGCCGGCGCGGGCGGAGTCCTTTTCGTAGGCGTCTTCGCGGTGCAGGAGGATCACGACGTCGGCGTCCTGCTCCAGGGATCCGGACTCGCGGAGATCGGACTTGGTGGGCTTCTTGTCCTGTCGTTGTTCGGGGCCGCGGTTGAGCTGGGCGAGGACGACGACGGGCACTTCGAGGTCTTTGGCCATGAGCTTGATCGCGCGGCTCATGTCGGAGACTTCCTGCTGCCGGTTTTCGGCGCGGCGCCCGTTGCCGGAGCTGACGAGCTGGAGGTAGTCGATGACGACGAGGGCGAGCCCGGACCGCTGCTTGATCTTTCGGGCGCGGGCTTTGATCTGCGTCATCGTCAGCGTCGATGTGGCGTCGATGGTGATGGGTGCCGCGGTGACGTCGGGGAGCCGCTGGGCGAACCGGGCCCAGTCGGAGTCGGTCATGTTTCCGCCGCGGATGTGGTGCAGGGCGACGCGTGCTTCGGCGGACATGATGCGGTGCTGGACTTCGCGCCGGCTCATTTCGAGGCTGAACAACACGGACGGCTGCTGGTGCTTGATGGAGCAGGAGCGGAGGAAGTCGACGGCGAGCGTGGACTTTCCCATGGCGGGCCGGGCGGCGATGATCACCATCTGGCCGGGGTGGAGGCCCTTGAGAAGTTCGTCGAGGTCCGCGAATCCGGTGGGGACGCCCATCGCGGCCCCGTTCTTCCCCAGCTCGACGAGCTCGTCGACCATCTGGTCGAAGTCGTCACCGATGGGCGCGGAGTCGGGGTCTTCGCTGGTCTGGATGGCGTTGTTGAGTTCGGTCTGTGCGGCGTCCGCGGTTTCGTCGGGGTCTCCCCCCGCGTAGCCGAGCTGGGTGATGCGGGTTCCGGCTTGGGTGATTCGCCGGAGTTTCGCGGCACCGTGGACGATGTCGGCGTAGTAGCCGGCGTGCGCGGCACTGGGGGTCTGCTGCACCAGGTCGGAGGCCGCGGTGATGCCTCCGACCCGGTCGAGGAGTCCGGTTTCGCGGAGTTCGTTGGTGACGGTGATCGGGTCGACGGGCTCGCCCTTGGCGTACAGGGCGGTGATGGCGCCGTACACGATGGCGTGCGCGGGCCGGTAGAAGTCGTCGGCTTCGAGGGGCCCGTCGAGGACTTCGGCAATTGCGTGGGGGTGGAGCATCATCCCGCCGAGGACGGACACTTCGGCGTCCAGGTTGGCGGGCGGCATCCGCTCGAAGTCCGTCACGGGGGCCGTGTCGGCGTGGGTCCAGAGGTCGGTGTCGATGCTCACGCGGCCTGCCCCCTGCGGCGGTCGGGGCCGGTGATGACAACCCGCTGGCACATTTCGTTGAGCCGGGACGCGACCCGGTCGCCGACGCGGCCGACGAGCTCCTTGGGTGCGACGTTCGACGTGAGCAGGGTGGGGAGTTTGTTCTCGTACCGGTGGTTGATGAGCCGGAAGTTGATGTCCTCGGTGAACTCGCTGACCTTCGCGGCACCGATGTCGTCGAGGAGGAGGACGGTGGCGTTCACGTACTTGGCGAACTCGGCTTCGGTGTCGACGCCGTGGCGGACCCGGAGCTTCGCGTAGAGGTCGGCTGCGGTGGTGACGGTCCACCGGGCGACGACACCGGTGACGGCGAGTTCCCGGATCGCGGCGTGCGCCTCGTAGGTCTTTCCGACCCCGGTGGGGCCGAGGAGCAGCAGCGAGGGGCCACGGACGACGCTGGGCACGGGGGCGTTGCGTTCGGCCTGGACCTGGCGGGCCTGGTCGGCAAGGGCGGTGATCCACTGGCTGATCTCGGGACGTTCGGACACGGCCCGCTGGTAGATGAACGGGATGTTCTTGGCGGTGGTGTGCGAGGACCAGCGGGCGATGTTCGACTCGCTGAACGGGTCGCCGTTGTCGGCGGTGAACCAGTCGGCGGTACGGCCCTGACGGGCGAGCAGCGGCAGAAGGCCGTGCTTGGCGGGGTCGTAGGGCGGGATCAGGTCCATGGGTTAGAGCTCCTCGTAGTAGCTGGAGTGGTCTTCGGGGTTGCGCCAGGGCTGGTAGTCGCCTACGGCTCGGAGGTGGGGGCGGCTGGGCTGGTCGGGTTCGTCGTCGTAGCAGCCCTTGTTGAGCCAGGTGGCCGGGTATTTCGTGTACTTGGCGTCCTGGCCGGCTCGCTCGTGGGCGTAGCCCTTAGCAGCGGCGATCATGTGCTGGGGGTCTGCGCCGCGTTCGATGGCGGCGAGCCATGCCTTCTTCGCGGCTTCCTTGTCGCGCCGCTTCGGGTAGGTCAGCCAGAAGCCTCCGAAGGCTTCGAGGTGCTCGCTCTTTGCCGGCTTGGGGGCGCGCGGCTTGCTTGCGGGCTTGGCCTCTTCCGGGGCTGCTGCGGTGTCTTGCTGAGCCGAAGGCGAAGAAGAGTCTTTATGTAGTTGGTTGACTGGTGGTTGTTGGTGGTTAGGGCGGCGTTGAGTGCGTGACGGCTGGGCGTTAAGTGCGTGACGGCTGGGCGCAGAGTCTGTGACATCGCCTGTCACAGACTCTGCGTCCGTGACAGTCACAGGCTTTGAGTCCGTGACGGTCACGGACTCTGCGCCTGTGACGCCCTTCGATCGGGACCGTCGCTTCCGCTCCGCAGCCGCAGCCCGGTACTCGTTCTCCTCGCGCTCCAGATCCGTCCAGTCCGACGCCGGGCGCACCATCTCCATGGCCAGCTGCCACCGCGTCCGGCTGTCGACCGAACCGTCCCGGCGGATCAGCCCGGCCTTCTCCAGCCTCCGCAAGGCCCGCTGGACCGTCGTCCGGTCGTAGCCGGTCCGGAACTGGATCCGCAGCACCGAGGGGTGGGTGTTGGCGCCTGCCGGGTTGGCGTACTCGGCGAGCACCTGAAGGACGTGTCGGCCCGTGGTGTCGGGCTTGCCCTTCTCGGTGCGCGGCATGGGCGCCTTGTCCATGGCCCAGTCGACTGCCTCGGTGCTCACGGGATCTTCTTCCTGGCGGTGCGGATAGGTACGGGCGGGGGCGGTGTGGGGCCCGCGTTCAGGTCAGGTGGGGGCGGGGTCCGGGCGGGCGGTCACGCGGCGGCACCGAGCGGCTCGAAGGAGGTGCCGAGGATGGCCTCCGAGACCATGGCGAACAGGTCGCGGGCGGCGGGCGGGGTAACGGCGTTCCCAGCCATTCGGACCCGCTCACGCTTGTTGCCGAGCCACAGGTAGGAGGTGGGGAACTCCATGGCCCGGGCGTACTCGGCCGGCTCCAGCATTCGGAACCCGAGGTCTTCGACTGCGGTGACGACGCCGCCTGCGAGGAGCCCGTGGCGGTCGACAGTGGTGACGGTCGGGATCGGCTCGGTGGCGGGTCGAGCGTTGGCGTTGCCGTAGTAGGGGACGACCATGTCGGGGACGGCGAGGCCGTGGTGGTTGCCGGAGGCGCAGACGGTGGCGAGCGGCTCGGATACGGCCCGGTGTGAGGACGATCCGCCGCGGAGTTCGACCATGTACGGCGGGACGGTCACGCCGGTTTCGTTGCGGGCCGTGCACGTCCGCATCGGGAGGTCGGCGGGCCGGGCGACCTTGCCCTCGCGCCCTTCGACGGGGACCAGGAGCGGCTTGGAGTAGGCGGTGAAGCCGTCGCGGATGCGCTTCATGGTCTTCTCGGCGAGCGGCCGGGTACGGTCACCGATCCGCTGCGCGGGCAGCGCCCAGTCGATGGCGTCGGAGGCCGGCCGGACCGCGGGGAACACCTCGGCGTGACAGCGGACGGTGGGGCACCGCCACACGTACTGGGTCTTGTACTTGCCGTACTGGCGCCGCGGGTTCTTCCACACCTGGACGGCACGCACGACCCGGTCGCAGCTGGCGCAGTGGGCGGTGGGCCGCAGCCACTTGTCGAAGTCCGGCTCCTTCTCGCCGTCGCGCCACAGGACGACGTACATGCGGTCGCGGGACTGGGGGGCGCCGTCGCCGAGGGCGGTGGCGTGCATGGAGTTGAGGCAGACGAGCTTGAACCGGTAGCGGAGGGCCTGGAACGCGGCGATCCAGGCGGGCCAGAGGATCCATTCGCGGGCGTCGACGACGTTCTCGACGATGATCGCCCGGTACTCGTGGAACTCGGCGAAGCGGATGACGTCCCACATGGTGGCCCGGGAGCGTTCTGCGGCCTCGTCGGGGAGGATCTCGCCGAACAGGTCGGGGGTGGCGTCCTGGTGGCGCTTCTTGCCCTGGGCGATGGAGTGGTTGGTGCAGGACGGGGAGAACCAGGCGAACGTGGTGGTGGCGTAGCGCCGCGGGTCGACCTGGGAGATGTCGGCGCAGTCGTGGGCGGTGTCGGGGTGGTTGGCCTGGTGGACGTCGACGGCGAGCCGCCAGTGGTTGAGGGCGGTGCGGACGGTGACACCGGCCTGCCGTGCGCCCTCAGACGAGCCGCCTGCTCCGGCGAAGCCGTCTGTGGTGTCGCCCGCCAGAGTGCGGAGATTCGTGAGAGTCATCAGGCAATGTCCTTGCTGCTTGAAGAGCGCGTGGAGGCCGCGCCAACGCTCTGCGGGTACTCGCGGACGCGGAGTTGGGTCGGCCAGTAGGTGGGGTCGCCGCCCTTGGTGTCGCCGTGGGCTGCGACGGACTTGCCGGCCCAGTAGGTGTCGCGGGCCCAGAGGGTGCCGAGCTGCTTCACGAACACGGGGACCTTGGAGTACTGGCACTCCTGGACGATCTGCGTGGCCCAGGCCGGGTTCATCGGGCGGGCGCCAGGGCCGCTTTCGCCGCCGACGATGACCCAGTCGAGGCTGGGCCCGGTGGTCAAGGAACGCATCTCGATGCCAGTTCCGGTGGGTACGGGGTCGCTGTACCCGGGGCGTCCGTCGAGCCAGTAGGTGAGTCGGGGGCGTCCTCGGCCGGGGACGATGGGGCCGCAGAGGTCGACGGGGCCGATGAGGGGTTCCATGGAGAGGAACCGGACGGCGGCGGGCGTCTTGAGGAGTGCGGGGATACGGAGGTCGGCGTACTTCTGGTTCTCGACGGAGGTGCCGATCCACACGTTCGGGAGGGGCCAGCCAGCGCGGTGGTAGATGCCGTGTTCCAGGCCGGGCACGTAGGTGGGGCTGTGGGAGGTGGCGGCCCATTCCATGGAGGAGCGGAAGTGCTCGCCGGGCGGGTGGCCGGTGCCGCAGGTGCAGAGGTCGGTGAGGATGCGGGCCGCACGGTCGGGGCGCTTGGTGAGGATCTGGTAGGTGTGCTGGGGTGTGGCGGCCATGACGGCGAAGACCTGGGCGAGGAAGTCGCGGGGCACCCGGGCGTGGAACAGGTCCGACATGGAGTTCACGAAGACCTTGCGGGGCTTCTTCCAGCGGAGGGGCTCGGTGAGGGTGTCGGGGTGGGCGGTGATGGCGAATCCGGGGCCGGAGGTCACCGGGTTGCCGTCGTTCTGGTACTTGGCGGAGCCCATGCCCTTGAGGCGCTTGGCCATGGTGAGGGCGTAGCAGTTGTCGCAGCCGGGGCTGATGCGGTCGCAGCCGGTGGTGGGGTTCCAGGTCTGCTCGGTCCATTCGATCTTGCTCATGGAGAACCTCTTTGAGTGGGAGGCGTGTCGTGCGACTGCCAAAAGGGCGCACGGAACCAGGCCCGTTGGTCGCCCGGTTTCTGCGATCTCTCGACCGCAGACATGAGAATACCGTTCGCATAGCCCGTTCGCGAGCCCTATGCGCGCATGGGTAGCGGAACGGTGTTCGCGCATGGCAGCATGTGTGTCATGGAAGAGATCCGCGACAGGGTGCAGGCCGCCGCGAAGAAGCGCGCGCGAGCCAAAGACGCCTTCACTCGCGCCGACGCAGAGCTCCGAGACCTGCTGGTCACGGCACGAACCGAGGACATCGGACCGTCCGAGCTGGCACGGCTCACTGGGCTCACCCGCGAGTGGGTCGCGAAGATCGCGCCGGACCCCGACGCGCCCAAGCGCAAGGTCGTCGTGCGTCGTAAGAAGCCGGCCGCCGAGGACTGACGTCACTTCCCCTCCTCCCTCCCCCGCCGTGGCGGGGTTGTTGTGCGTGTGGGCGGGCCACGTGTGGTGGCCCGCCCTCGTCATGCGGCGCGGTTGAGCCGTGCGGTGGCCTTCCGGAGTTCGCGTTCGCCGAGCCCGCCCCACACCCCGTGGCGCTGCCCGGTGTCGAGCGCGTAGGCCAGGCATTCGGAGCGCACATCACAGGCCAGGCAGGTCTTCTTCGCGGCCCGTGCGCTGCCGCCGGCCTCGGGGAAGTGCGCGTCCGGGTCGGTCTGGGCGCAGAGAGCGGACTCCTGCCACGACAGGTCGGTGTTCACGCCGCCGTCCGCTTTCGGTTGCGGCGCTGGCCGCTCTCCAGCTCGGTGATGATGCCGCGGACGGTCGAGATCGCCATGCCGAGCCGCTGGGCGATCTCGTGGTCGGCGGTTCGGTACTCGTGGAGGCGTGTCACTTCCTCCCGCCGGTACGCCGCACGAGCGATCTCGGTGTCCGCGCTGGCTTCCGCGTCAGCGTCGGGCGCGCAGTTCGGGTCGTCGATGTTGTCCCAGGCCGCGGCGGTTACCCACCCTTCGCGGGCGGCGACCGTGCGGGCCAAGGACTGGGCGTGGGGGCGAACCCCGTACTGCTCGGGGGTTAGCACGTTGAGTCGCTTGTATCCGTCTTTGACCTTGCGGGCCGTGGCTACGGTGACTCGGTCTGCTCGGGCGAGGCTGGCAAGGGCCCGGTCGTTGAAGCCCATCTCTTTGGCGAGCACGACGAAGCTCCACCCGGCGGCGACGAGTGCCTGGATCCGCCTGCGGGTCCCGGTTCCGTCGAGGCGTGTGCCGTCTCCGAGTTGGCAGTCGGCACGGCTGACTCGCAGGATTGCCTCGGCGGACTCTTTGCGAATCTTCTGGGTGGGCTTCCCGGCGGGGATGCCGTAGACGATTCGGGCGAGGGTCTGGCGGGTGACGCCGGCGGCTTCGGCGACGGCGTCGACGGGAATGCCGGCCTGCTGAAGATCCATGACGTGCTGCCGGACCGGAGCGGCGGGCGTGAACGGCTGCCAGGTGCCGTATGCGCTTTGGCGGCGGCGTTTGGTGGCGTATTCGCTGTAGGCGACCCGGCAGGTGAGGCATTTGCAGCCGTGGTACTTGTACCGGGAGAGGGTGCCGTGGTCGGCGATCGGCCGGGGTCGGCGGGTTGTGGTGGTCATCGTTCTTCCCCCTCGTTGGCGAGGTCTGGGGTGGCGGCGAGATGGGCTTCGAGCCGGGCGTTGATGAGCGCGGGCGGCATGGCGAGGTAGGCGTCGGCGCTGCGGGCGACTTGGTGGAGTCGTGCGGCGCGGGCGGTGTACGCGCGCCGTTCGGCCCGGTCGTGGAGCCTCTGGTCGTAGCGGCGGACCGTCCACTGCCCGGTGCGCCAGGCGGCGACGGCCGCGGCGGTGGCGAGGACGCCGGGCCCGTAGTAAAGGGCGGCGGTGATGGCCTGGTCGACGGCCGTATGGACCGCGGCGAGGGCCTGGCCGGCGGCAAGGATCGTGTCGAGGTCGGTCATGCCGCCACCTCCCGCCGTGCTGCGGCGGTGCCCTTCCACGTCCTGACCCCGGAGTGGTGGGTGGTGGGCCGGTCGGAGCACGCCCACCCGGCGGTGCGGATGTAGCCCTCGTCGCGGAGAAGGGTCATGAGGCGTCCCCAGTGCGCCTGCGGGCTGGGCGGGTTGGGGAGCTTGTTGGCGTCGGCCACCTGGTAGCAGGTGAAGGTCTTGCCGGTCGCCGCGGCGGCTATGAAGTGCGGCCACACCACGGCGAGCCACGTCTCGTAGTCGGCGGACTGGGCCGGGGCGGTGCCGTCGAGCGTGGGCTGCACGGTCGCGGTCATGAGGCGGACTCCTCGTCGAGGCGGTCGTCGTCGGCTTCGGCCTGCCGGTCGTACTCGGCGGCGCCGATGAGCTTCTGGCCCAGCTCGGCGGCCTCTTCCCGCGTCATGCGGACCTTGCCGAGGGGCGTGGTGACGTAGATGTAGGTCATGCCGAGTTCGGTGCCGTCGATCTGCTCGCCAGCGATGTACACGGTGAAGGTCTCGTCGCGGGTCGGGACGCTCATGGCGTGGTCTCCTTCTCGGGTGGGGCAGCCCCGTATGTCGGGTACGGGGCTGCCCCGAAGTACGGGTGGGCTAGAACGGGACGTCGGCGGGGTCCGGGCCGAGAGTGAGGTCCGTGATGTGCTGCTTGATGGGTTCGCTGAGGTCGAAGCCCTCCGCCTTCAGGGCGAACGTCAGCTCGCGGGCCTGAACCTGGAGAACGCTTCCGTTCGGGCTGAGGAGCATGTGCGCGAGGCGGTCGGAGAGCACTCGGCGGACGGGTGCGGGGATGTACTCAGTGATGCTCGGCTCCGGCGCCCATGGGTCCGGGTCCGCAGCGGCTCGTGCGGTGGTGGCTTCGGTGACGCTGTACCCGTCGTTGATCAGGTGCTGCTCGATGAGGTCGTCGACGTTCGCGCCGTTGGCGTCCAGTTCGGTTGCGAGGTCGCGGGCGGCCTTGGCGCGGATGTGGATGGTGCTGACGAGCCCGTTCGCAATGTGCCGGGCAACGGCGCCCCGGATCACTTCGAGCTGGGCGTTGGGGTCCGTGGTCATGCTGTGGTTTCCTTCCGGTGGGCCGCCCCCGCACTGCCCGCGGGGGCGGCCTGATGTGTGCGGGCTACTTGCCGGAGCCGGGCTGGCGGACTTCCTGTCCGGCCCACGGGTCGTCGTCCGGCGGCGGGGTGCTGCCACCCGACTTGGACGGCGCCTTGCCCTTGATCTCGCCCCCGGTGATACGGGCCTGCGGGAACGCCTCGTCGACGGCGATCTCGCGGCGCTGGATCGACTTGTGCGTGATGAGCAGCTGCGCGATGTCCGCGCCGTTCCACTGGCCGCGCGGCCGGCCGAGCTTCTGCTCCAGCCGGTCGGCGTTGATGCCGAGCTGCTCGAACACCTTCACCGCGCCGTCGATGCGGTCCGGGAGCGGCTTGCCGTCGCCCTTCGCGAGGGTCTCCTTGCAGAGTTCCTCGGCCTCGGCGATGAAGAAGTCCGGGATCACCGCGAAGATCGCTTCACGGAGCCTGCGGGCACCGTTGTTGGCGTTGTTCTCGTAGATGTCTCGCAGGTCGAGGAGGGCCTCGACCTTGCCTCGGGCGAACTTCGCGTGCGGGACGATGAACGTGAGGACGTGCCGGGTGTTCGCCTCGACGTCCCACGCCCACGCCTGCATCTCGGACTGGCGGTACTCGTCGTCGCGGCGCATCTCGGTGACGCCGTACTGGATGTTGCCCCAGGACTGGGCGAGGGTCTTCGCGAGGTTGATGGTGGGGCCGGTGACCTTGCCGCCGGCCCGGGGGAAGTCGTAGAACGCCTTCTCAGCGAGGGCCATGGAGCCGCAGGCGGCCTGCATGGAGGCGCGGGACCGGCCGACATCGCGAGGGAACTGGCGGGCCACATAGATCGCGGCCTGGACCTCGGCGACGGCGCGGGACTGCTCAACGGCGGTGCCCTGGCCGATGCGGTCGGCGCCGGGTGCGGTGGGCATCTGGGCGGGGAAGTTCACAGGTAGATCTCCTTGTCGCGGTTCTCCGCGTAGGCGGGGAGGGGGAGGTAGTTGGGTTCGTCGTCGGCGTAGCCGGGCCAGTGGCCGGTGGACATGCATTCGGCGAAGCGCTCGATCGCGGCCCTGTTTTTGGCGCCGCCGATGATGCGGGACCCGAACTCGATGCCGATGACGTTGATCAGGTACGGGGGCTTCTTCTCCTGCACGACGAGGAGGAGTTCGGCGTCTTGGCCGCCGAGGCCGAGGGCGCGGGCGGCTTCCTCGTACCAGTCGGCCTGCTGGTGGTAGCCGTACTTCGCGATGTCCCGCTGCATGGCGTCGTCGCTGGCGTCGGCGGCGGTCTTGTAGTCGGGGATGATCAGGCGGCCTTCCTGGATGGACGGCAGCCAGTCGAAGCGGACCCGTCGGCGGATCCCGGTGGGTCCGTCGATCCAGAACCCGGACTGCTCCGGGGCCCCGTAGGCCGGGTCGAGGAGCGCCGCGGCCAGGGGGTGCTGGCGGATCGCGGCGGCCATGCCGGTGACCATTTCCATCTCGGCCTGCTTGAGCGGGATCGCCCCGCGTTCGCGGGCTTCGGCGACCTCGGCTTTCGCGGCCTTGGTGTTCCACGTGTGGTGGTCGATGACAACGAGTTCGGGGCCGTTGCCGAGGACGAGCTTGTGGGCGGCGTTGCCGTAGTCGAACGTCTTCGTGGCCGGCTGCGGGTTGTCCTGCTCGTACCGGAAGTGGGCGGGGGTGGACGGGGCGAGGAGCTTGCGGGCCCCGGAGGAGGAGAGGGACGTCTTGTCGGCGTGGTAGTCGGTGTTCGACAGGTTGGTGTGGATGCCCAGCGCGGGGGCCTCGGTGACCGGGGGTTCGAGGGTGGTGGTCATCGCTGCCCGTCCTGGTCTTTGAGGCAGTCTTCGCAGACGGGCCCTTCGGGCTGACGACTGAAGGGGCCGTTGGTGTCGTCGCAGCGGACGCAGGCGATCATGTGGTTCTCCAGTTGGTGGTTGCTGCGGGCCGCCTGGGGGTTGGCGGCCCGCAGCGGGCAGGCGGAGCCGGGCTCACACGCCTGCCGGGCGTGGGTCAGGTGGCGGGCAGGTAGTGGATGCGGACGGCGCCGTCGAGGCCCTCGGCGTCGAACCGCACGTGCCAGTCGGCGTCGGCGTCCTCGGGCTGCCACTCGAAGACCGCCCACGCGGTCTCCAGCGGGTCTTCCGCGTACTCGGGGTCGATGTCCTGCGCCTTGCAGTACGCGACCAGGGCAGCTCGGGCGGCGTTCGGCTCGGCGGTGAGGATGAGGATGTCCTCGTCGTCGAGCTGGCAGACCGGGAGACCGGCGTAGGCGGGCCCTCCGAAGTCCTCGGCGGTCGGCGTGAACGCTCCCATCGGCAGGGCCGGAACCGGGACGACGTCGTCGAGGTAGCGGATGCCGTCGTAGTCGGGTCGGCAGGCGACGTTGCTGCGCTTGCCGTCGAGGCGGACGCGGAGGCTAGCGGGGTCGTCGGTGATCGCGGTGATGATGCCGGGGAGGAAGGTGGTCTGGTCGCGGTAGTAGGCGAACTCGACGCGACGGCCGATAACGGCCTGAGCGGGAAGGGAGACGGTGCTGGGCATGGGGTCCTCCTGGGATGATGGGGTTGGGTGCCCCCGCCGAATTCGCCTCGGCGGGGGCGTCCGCGTGAGGCGGGCTAGCTGGCCTTCTGGGCGATGAATACGCAGGGGAACTCGCCCAGCGCGTCGAAGACGTCCTCGGGGTCGACGTCGAGCCGAACCCTGGCGGCGGGGCGGGTCCAGTCGGCGATGCCCCCCAGTGCTCGGGCGGCGTCCTCCGCCTGGGCCTGCTGTTCGAACTTCGCGATGACGTGACCGGAGTGGTGGCCGAGCCGCCACACGTAGGTGTCGCCGGGGTCGGCGATCTCGTCGGGGGTCGGGTAGACGTGCAGGCCGGGGTGCGGCTCGGTGGCCTGGACGAGCACGGGCCGGGCGTAGGTGGGGACGTGCAGTTCGTGGGTGGAGGCGTTCACGAGGGGCTCCTCAAGGTGTTGGGTGCCGGGCCGGGGGCCGGTGGCATCCGCCGGCCCGGCAGGTCTCAGGCGGCGGGCAGGTGCGCCGGGTCGGTGCTGCCCTCGGTGCGGACCACGGGGCCGATGCCGTGGGCGGCCCACAGGGTGGTGACCTTGATCGGGGCGGTCGCCTGGTCCTCGACCGCTGTGGTGTCGCGCTCCGACGGCGGGACGGTGATCGCGTTGGCGTTGGCGTCCGCCGCCAGGTACGGGGCGAGCTGGGCGTGCAGCCGGCGGATCTCCGCCTGGGCCTGGTCGAGCTCGCCGGTCCGCTCGTCTAGGGCGGCGTCGAGGCACACGACGACCTGCTCGGCCTCCGCCCGCTTGGCCCGGACGTCGGCCAACTGCCGCTCCTGGACGGCGATGTGGTCGTGCGCTCCGACCAGCTGAATCAGCAGACGGTGGTTCTCTTCGAGGAGCCGGCCGACCTTGTCGACGGCGCGGTGCTTGCGGGGGCGGCGTATACCGAGGGTGAGGCTCATGGCTTGCCCTTCCGGGTCCAGAGGCTGGGGGCCACCGCCATCAGGCAGAACACGACGCCGATGACGGTGGCGGTGATGACGTAGGCGGTCACCAGCACCGGCCGATCTCGTGGAGTTCGCCAGTGCGGTCGCGGACGCTGGTGGTGGTCTCGTCGCTCCACATCGCCCCGGCGAGTGGGCCGATGGTGTCCTCGGTCAGCGACAGCCACGCGTCGCCATGCCCGTCGATGTAGATGCGGCGCCGCTTGTCGGCCGGGGTGTCGGGGCGTTCGCCCGAGGCGGCCTCCCGGACCGCGACCACCCACTCCGGGACCGGCAGCGGGCTCTCCCACCGAACCGCCTGGGTTGCGGCCTGGTCGCACAGCTCCAGCACCGAGTTCAGGCACCGCTGGAGGTAGGCCATCTCGTCGCGGACCGTCGGCTCCTTGCCCACGTACCGCTCCAACTCGGTGCCGAGTCGGGCGTTCTCCTGCTCCAGCGTCACCGCGATCCGGCGGGCCCGCTCCAGCTGGTTGCGGAGATCGGCGACGTTCTCGGTGTCAGCCACGGCGCTCCCCCTTGATCGTGGTGAGGAACGCCCGCCACCCGTACTGCACCGGGGCGGCCGGCAGGTGGTGCGGGGTCAACTGCGGGGTGACCGCCGCGACGATGTGACCCTCGATGTACCCGGCGGCGACGGTGGCCGCGTAGTCGGGGTCGATGGCCGCCCGGTACTGGCTGGTGGACGGGCGGGGGCTGATCGGGATGAGCGGGCCGTGCGTCTGGTACAGGTCGGTGAAGGCCAACGGGGTCTGGCAGTCGCCCCGGTCCGACCGCTGCCGCATGAGCGGCTCACCGTCGTCCCAGCCGCCGGTCCACATCCACTTGCTGCCGGTGACGTCGGCGTAGGGGACGGTCAGGTCGAAGGTGACACCGTCGTGGAGGTAGGTGCTCATGCGGCCACCTGCTTCCGCTGGGAGGGGATGCCGATGTTGCGCACCCCGTCCTCGGCGGCGACCTCGGACGCGACCCCGGCGGCGCGGATCTGCTCCCACCGGAAGTCCGCCAGGTCGGCGGTCACCTGGGCCAGCTGCTCCAGCTGATCCACGGACGCGTCGGTCACCTCGACCCGCAGTGCGGCGCCGATCCGGAGGAACGTGCGGTTGTCCTCGGTCTCCAGCACGATCGGGCGGTCACCCCAGGAGAGCGTGAGAGTCTTCATCGGGTCCTCCGGGCTGCGTTGAGGGTCTGCTGGTGGGTGATCCAGGCGTCGAAGCCGGGGTAGTCGGCGTCGGTGGCGCACGTGTCGGGGTGGGCGGCAGCCGCGTGGGCGGTGGCCTGGTCGATGGCGGTGTCCAGGGAGTGGCGGTCCGGGTCGGCGGCGGTGCACGTGGTATGGCACTCCAGGACCTGGGCACCGGACGGCCAGCGGGCTCCCGACGGGTCGGGCACCCACGGACCCTTACGGCTGCCGCAGTGGAAGCACTCCGGGAGCAGCGGCTCGGTACGAGCGGCAGCGCGGCGGGTAAGGATCGCGGCCGTCAGCTCGGCGGCGGGGACATCCACACGGGACAAGTCGGCGGCAGTCACGACGCACCGCCCGTCAGGTCGTAGTGGCGGATGACCACCTCGGTGACGGGGGCCAGGTGCCCGTCGGCCACCAGGGCCTCAAGGTCCGCCCGAGCCGTGCGCTCGCTGACCCAGCCGAACCCGAGCCGCTTCAGCGCGAAGGCCGCACGCTCCGGCTTCCACTCGGTGGGGTGGGCCCTGATGGCGTCGAGCAGGGCAGCACGTCGGGCTGCTGTGGTCTCGTCGCGGTCGATCCGGGCCTGCCGCCACTGCTCCTCGGAGACCGGGTCGACGTGGGTCAGGGAGATGTACGCGCCATGCCCGTCGACCCAGATGACGTCGTCGCCGCTGCTGGAAACTCGGGCTTCGGTGCGGGTGCGGGTGATCAGCGTGTCGTCGTCCGGGCCGTCCTCCGGGCGAATGCCCGGGTAGGCGAGCACGGGTGTGCCGACCGGGTAGAGGTAGTTGAACTCGGCGGCGCTCACAGGGCACCTGCCTCACGCTGCGACGAGAGCAGGTCCCGGATCTCCCGGCGCACCTCGTCGGCCATGTCGCCGTGCTTCACGATCACGGAGAGCGCGGAGATGACCCCGGCACCGTCGGCGGCCTGCGCCTTCAACTCGGCGATGCGGCACCACGGGCAGCCCCGCATGTCGTCCAGGTCACGCAGCCACACCGGGTGCGTCGAGTCCTCGCACTTCGCGGAGACTCGCCCCTCGGGGGTCCCCAGCTCCAGCGCCTGATACTGGCCGAGCGCGAAGACCAGCGGACGGATCATGTCGAGCACGACGCTCGCGTGGTTCTGGTAGTCGTGCGGCTCCAAGCCCTCGAACGAGAAGCCATCAGCAGTCGCCAGCAGTCGGCGTACCTGCTCCCGGATCGCATCCTCGCCGGGCATCGGGGTCTTGGGGTTCGTGTCACCCGCAGCAGCAGGTGTGGGATTCTGGGGCACAGCAGGCCCGCCTTTCGTCAGTACAGGTGTGGGTGGGTCTCAGAGGTCGCCTCGGGGCTGGCGTTTCGGGGCGGCCTCACTTGCTGCCGTCAGGCAGCGGACTTCAGCGGTGCCGTCCGCACCGAGGCGGCCGACCTGCGAACCGAGCGCCGCTTACTCCCCCGGTGCGCCGTACCACCCAGGCGCTTCGCCCCGTAGATCGCCGCCCGGTCGGCGCGGTCCGTGACGATCCGCCGGCCGAGACGGGAGTGCATCTTCGGGTGCTCCTTCAGGAACCGGCGCAGCCAGGACACGGAGACCGACAAAACATGGGCCGTCTCCTGGACGGTCATGTACTCCTGGTTCGGGTCGGCGGGGGGAATCGGGCGGCCGTACTTCTCGTACTTGTCGCCGGGCATGTCACTCCTTTGATCGTTGGGTCCCCTGTGGGGCGAGGAGGTCTTCGGTGTGCGCGTCGAGCTGCTTGCAGAGGGCCGCGTATCGGCGCGGTCTCATGCGGGTGCGGGTGCCGTTTTCGAGGTGGCTGAGGTAGCGCCGACTTATGCCCGCGCGTTCGGCCAGCTCGGTCATTTCGAGGCCCATCTGCATGCGGCGGTGGCGGATTTCCGCCCCGTCCACTTCGAAGGTGGGTTGGGGTTGGCGCATGACATGAAGCTATCCCTAGTTAGCCCTCTCTGTCTAGCTCTAGTTCGCAGCTTGTTAGCCCTAGATGCCTCAAGGGGGCGCGCGAAGGTCGCGCCCGGCGCATTCGTGCACGTCAGACGCTTGTCAAAGTTCAAGCCGTAGTGGCCACCGGTCCTAGCTGGCCCCGCCTGGCCCTGCCAAGATGGGGGCCATGCCACCCCACGACCTCACACACCTAGCGCAAGCAGTCAAAGCCCGACGCCTCCAGCTCGGCCTAGCAAGAACCAAGGCCGCCGCCGAAGCCGGTATTGCCAAAGACACCTGGAAGCGCGTCGAAGAGGCCAACCCGGTCCGCGCCCTGAACTACGCGAAGATCGACCACGCCCTCGGGTGGGCCACAGGCAGCTGCGACGCCATTGCCGAGGGCGGGAGCCCGGTGCCGGCCAGCGACTCCACCGCTGCCCCCCATGTCGTCATCGCCGACGGCGTCGACAGGAAGCAAGCCACCCGGCAGGTCATCGAGAGTGCGTCCATCGGCGTGACCGACCTTGACGCCCCGCAAATTCGGGCCCTGACCGCCCGCATCATCGAAGACCTCGAAGCGAAGGGGATCATTTGACGGAAGATTCACCCGTCTGGACTACAACCATTTGCCTGTAAGTAGTTTGTTACGAAACATCTGATCGAACATTGCTCCAACCCGGTCCCAAGCGGCCCTGCGCATGGCAGAGTCAACAGCACACCTTGGGGGGTCTCCCGTCCCGGAAGGGGGACCTGGTGATGCGCGGTGATCTGGTACTGAAGGACTACGGCCCGGAGTTCTACGCCTGGGTGGGCCGTACACCTGAGAAGATCGTCTGTGTAGCAGCGCCCCGGTTCGAGCGTGATCCGGCAGTCAGGGCCGTCATGCGAGAGCTGGTCCGGCGCGAAGGAGGGGACTGCTCGCAATGCGGTAACTGCCCCGTGGGCAAACCGGATTGAAGAGTGGCCCGGCGGGTGGTCCGGCAGCGGGGAAGCTAGCCGGACACCACGCCTCACCAAGGAGGCCCCATGCCCCACATCGAGTGGCGCGGAGAGACATGCCGAGTCAAGTGGTGGACAGGCGAGCACCACGCCAACGGTCGTAAGCGCTACGAGTCCAAGGGCGGCTTCACCGACGAAGACGCGGCGCTCCAGCACGGCCAGGACATGGAGTACGAGGTCCGCCACGGCACCCACATCACCAACCGCGACGGCGCCATGCTCCTCGCCGACTGGCTGGACGCCTGGTACGCCTCGCTCGACCTGGCACACCGGTCGCTGGTCACCTATGAGTCCGCGATCCGGGTGCACCTCAAGCCGTTCTTCAAGAACCGCACCGTCGGCGACCTCGGCATCATGGACCACCGGGCCCTGAAGAAGCACCTCAAGGCCGTCCTGCCGAGCGAGAACAGCCGGAAGTCGATCCTCAACGTCTTCAGCATGGCCATGGACGACGCCGTCGCCGCCGAGCTCCGCAAATCCTCCCCCGTCGAACGCCACCGCCGCCGCGGCAAGTACACGAAGAAGAAGCGGGAGCGGAAGAAGGACACCGACCCCACCATCATCGAAGCCCTCGCCCGCAACGCCCACACCGTGATCGGGCCAGCCGGGTACGTATTCATCTGGACGATGGCCGTGACCGGTATGCGGCCGGCGGAACTCTTCGGGCTCACACGGGAGTTCTGCTACCCGACGTGGCCCGGCTCGGACTTGCGGCTGGACCCGGAGGAGTCCGACCGGTACGCGGAGGACATGGTCCGGTACGGCAAGGGCGAGGGATTGATGCCTGCCATCCGGGTAGAGCGGCAGGTTCAGTACGCGGACCGGGTGTTGCAGTTCTTCCCCCCGAAGTACGAGTCCTACCGGTCGCTGGTGATCCCGCCGTTCCTGGCGGACCTGCTGGAGAGGCTCCTCAAGGAGCACAGCTTCGACACGGTGTTCTGCACGCCGTCGGGTGGCAACTTGCGATCGACGAACTTCAACTACCGGTACTGGCGGCAGATCGCTGACGGCACGAAGGCGGGGGAAGGTGCCCGGCCTACAGGCGACCGGTCGGCGTTGCCTGCCGTGCCGGCGTTCGCGGGGAAGAGGCTGTACCTGGTGCGGCACAGTGCGAAGGCGTGGCTTGACGAGGACGGGCACAGCCGGTTCGCGGTGGAGACGCGTATGGGGCACGAGGTGCCGGGGGTGGAGGGGGTGTACAGCAGCGTCACCGTTCCGATGGAGCGGGCGATCATGAAGTCGTTGCAGGAGCGGTGGGAGTCGGTGCCGGGCCGGCTGGGTGACACGATCTGGGGCTAACTCCCAGTCGTCTCCCACTGCCGGTCATCGGTGGTGCTGCGGTGCAGGTCAGGGCCGGATTGGGTGGATATCCATAACCATGAAAGGGATGTTCATACCACTAGGGTCCCACCCCGCCCGTGCTCCGCACCACAGGGCGCGCGGGGGTGGGCGAGGACCGCCCACCCGGTACGGGCCGGGCGCCTCGCCGGCGGAGGCCGCGTGTACCGGGCGGCCCGGCCGAACGCCCTGAGCACGACGACGGCATCACGGGTCGGCGAGTGGCGGTGCTCAGTCGGCCGCTTCGGGACTCACCTCGATCAGGACCGCCTCCGGGATGTCCAGCGCTTCGACCAGCCGCTGCGCCGCATCGGCGGAGAAGATCACCTGATTCGCACTGAGAAGGAACCCGGGTGTGGGCGGGTTGTACGCCTCACGCTGGAGGGCGAACACGCCGCCGCCCGGCAGCGCGAAGGCGAAGCACAGCCATTCCGCCAAGCTGTCCAGCCCGACGTCGGGCCGCCCCCAACGGCGGTAGAGCGCGATGAGGTCGACCCGCACCAGCGCCAGATACCGGATGTCCCTCAACGGGAGCTCTCCATCCGGGATGCGGTACAAGCCCGCGAAGTCCGGCAT